GCCCAATAGTCGGATTTTCATTATTGCCAGTATTACTATTAATATAGTTCAGGAAAGTATAACCGTTTTCCTGTCGTGTTACAATTGTATTTGCACCAACTCCATTTGATGCCTGAAAACCATCAAGCAAATCAGCATCTAGACCAGAACCAGCGCCGTCATTTCCATCATTCCAATGTTTTTTCCAGCCTTGCGCGGTACCGCCCATAATAGTCTGAGTGTATATGTCACCTACACCAGTACCAGTCATACGAATTGCAAGTGTGTTACTATAATAAGATAACGGAGATCCGTGGCCCATTCTTATTGTGTTGTGCCAATCCCCTGATGGTGCCTCATTTGTGCCAAGACCTGAAGCCTGCCAATATTGTAAGGAATCAGATGGAGTGTCTCTAGTCGAGTTTAAATAATTTCCATATTGAGCGGTCCCTGAAACATTGATACTCCAGTTACCCGAAGCAGCACCGCGAATAGCAACTGCAACAGCACCAGGTGTTGTACGAACCAACTGATTGGTTGTAGGGTACATTGACGTCAATACTGTAGGAGTCTGTTCAGAAAGGCCCGAACTTAGAATGATTTCACGAGCCGCAATATCACCAGCAGCATCGCGATATGCAATGGTGCTTCCAGTCGGAGCTGTTGTTGGATTGTTGAATCCCGAAATCGATCCAGCAGTGCCGGTAACATTAATACCCCAGTTTCCAGATGCGCCGGTGCCTGTTAGAGTCGGAGCGTAGCTATTGTAATTTATATCCGTAAGTACTCTATTCCACGTCTGCCAGCTAGAATCAGTCCAGCCGCCACGGAAGATTAAATCGTTCCCTGCATGAGAAATATACATTTGAGCGCGCGCATTAGCATTAGCACTGAAATTAATCAGTGTTCCATATTTGTATGCAGCAGTTGTAGGGAAGTTAGAGTTGCCCGTTCCACCAATATTAAAATGATTTTGATATATTTCATTGATAGTATTGACAGCATTGCCTAGAGTATTCCAGTTAGTATTGTCAGTGCTAGGAGCTCCAACACCTCTCATAACTGCGGAGCCGCCTACGGTCAGACTGCTTAGGACGCTGGATCCATTAGGATTAACAAAGAAGGCTGAGTCTTCTCTATCCGTTAGAATGTTACCGATAATATCACCAGCTCTAAATGTGGTCCATCCTGTACAATCGCCATTCATCAAGTTAAGTACGTTAGCGCTGTCCAAGACTAACTGGGACGCTACTCTTCCACCCCAATGAAAGCTAAGTCGAGGGGCGTTGTTATATGAGGTGGTCTGTGCACCAGCGTACGAGCGTTCGCGTATTTCAAGCGCGGTATCATAATACAATGCAGAGTCAACGGTGCTAGCAAGAACCACATTAGCAAGCGTGGAATCGCTGGCAGGATCAACATAATAACCAGTGCTATCACTATCACGAAAGATAGGGGCGCGCATATCTGCGTTGCTTGCCACTATTCCATAAACAGTGAGATAAGATCCATCAGCAGTATTTGGCCCAAACTTCATTAGTGCCGTATAAGAGTTCGCTGTACCAGCAGCGTAATCAAGATAGAGAGGAATTCCTCCACCATCATCAAACTTACGAAAACGGTGTCTATATTGACCGTTAGTATAATTACCATCGAAAACTAACCCGTTAGTTGTATTGCCTGTGCCTACACTCCCGGTAATAATTCGCGCGATTAGGTTTATATCTACTCCAGCTAGGTTTGATGTACCGTTAGGATCTATGTAATAGGCAGTGTCGGGAATATTATAGAATATAGGTGCTCGGCTAGATGTTCTTGAATAAGAATCACCGGCACCAGAAATATTAAATTCGTTTCTGGCAACATAGTCAGTATAAGTTCTTTTATTTCTAAAAACCCACTGATCAGTTAGATAATCTTCAATATCATCAACAAGCTCAAATACCATACGAACTTGGTTCGTAGCAGGAGATTCTCCGTACAATCTCCAACCATCATTGTCACCTACAGCCTGTGACAACAAATATGGTGGTACACTACTTACACCATCTCCGTATGTGGTTCCAGTAGGATTTTGTGGAAGCGCGGCTGGACCTGCAGGACCTTGTGGACCAGTTGGTCCCTGAACAGTAGAACCTGGAGGTCCTGCCGGTCCCTGTGCTCCAGTTGGACCCTGAACCGTAGCACCAGGAGGGCCGGCCGGTCCTTGAACTGTAGCACCAGCAGGTCCAGCAGATCCAGTAAATCCTACTGGTCCTTGAGCTCCTTGTGAGCCGGTCGGACCTTGAGCACCAGTAACACCTTGTGGGCCAATTTCACCTTGCGGTCCAGTTGGACCCATTGGCCCAGTTGGTCCCATTGCGCCCGTTGGACCCATTGCACCAGTCGGACCTTGAGCACCTGTTGGACCCATTGCACCAGTCGGACCTTGTACAGTAGCACCAGGAGGACCTTGAACTGTAATACCAGACGGTCCTTGTGCACCAATTACACCCTGTGGTCCTTGCGGGCCAATTTCACCTTGCGGACCAGTCGGTCCTTGAGTACCTATTGGTCCTTGTGCACCTGTAATACCTTGAGAACCAGTAAATCCTGCTCCTTGAGGTCCTGTATCTCCTTGGCTGCCAGTATATCCAAGAGGACCAGCAACTGTAGATGCAGATCCAGTATAACCTATATCACCCTGTGAACCAGTGTATCCAATTGCACCTTGAGCTCCGGTAGCACCTTGAGCACCAGTAGCTCCTTGAGCACCAGTAGCTCCTTGTGGTCCCATTGCTCCTTGAGCACCAGTAGCTCCTTGCGGACCCTGTGCTCCTCGTGAACCCGTAAATCCTGTATCACCACGATCACCGGTTCTTGCAAAGGTGATAATAATATCAAGGCCATTTGAAAGTGATGTTGCACCAGCAAGATATGCTACAGGAACCTGAAAGCTGGTTATGCCATCAACGTGATTGCCGGTAATTGAGAACTGAGAGAAGTTGGCAGTGTTTGCTTTCTCAGTTACAGTGAAGTGGCCTTTGATTGCTGAAGTAGAATCATCAATCGTTTGCAAGAAGTTGTTGATAGAAACATTGTTATCATCATTATCATGAATGATAAGAGTTGTAGCAGTTGATAGGTTTGTACTATTAAACTTAAGAACACCATCACCAGGATCAGAAAGATCTGTATTTGTGCTATAAGTATAGTCAAAAGCAGCACCACCAAAGATACCATCTTCACCTTTGTCACCTTTCGATCCGGTGAATCCAGCACCAGATCCCCAGTAAACTCCTGTTCCATTCGAAAGTAGTGCCTGACCAGTTGATCCGATAAAGCCATTGGCTACCAGACCTTTTACTGACAGGTTATTAAATAAGTGAATCGTATCTTTAGACATTCGATAACGTTACCAACATAGTGTTAGAGATGGTATTTGACATATAAGCAAATTCATGAGGAACCGAAACAAAAACCGCATTGGCAATATACTTATTAAAAGTATCAATAGACGTTACTACTGCATTGCCATTACGACTTGCTACAATTCCATTTGCACTGTAATTTAAAACAACTTTATTTGTTACTTGTTGTGGGCCACAATTAACAGTATTTATGAAGATATTATTTGACCCGTCTACGTAAACTCGATTGTTTGCATTACTTGAGTTTAAGCTGAGTACGGTATTTCCGGCAACAACTGCATTCCACTTGATATATATGGAACCTTCGTCTTGATTATATGTATGGAAAGGCACGTATTCTTTTAAATCAAAATCTTTGATAAAGATTCTATTATTAATATCACCAAAGCCAGCAGAGACATGAACTGTATCTGAAGTAGGAGCAAAGACAACCGAGAATGCAGTTTCAGATGTAGTGGCAATGTAACCACCAAAATCATTATCACCAAAGTTACTACCAACTTCAATTCTTGATGGTCCAGAATCTCTGTCTTCTGATTGTAATGAATAGTTTTGATCTGTTGTATAGTATGCACTACCAGATAGAATATATCTTTTGCCAACTGAAACAGGAATGGTCTGAGTCAGGCTATTATCTTTCTGACCAGAAGAAACAGCAACTAAATAACTACCATCAGTTGTTTGAATACTTCCGTTTGCAACAGTCCAGTCTGATAATAGATTTGATTTTGTTTTGATTGGACCCATTACACCCGAAGTCACATAGGCATTCGCATAAGTGAATACATTATTATTTGACTGACGAACAGTAATGTTATTAGCACCATCAAAGTAAATGCCAAGACCTTCTACAGTCTTGATGTTTCTACCACTCAATGTATTCTCAGAATAGAGATTACAAGTAATCGGTATTCTTTCAATACTAAAAGTTGTTGGAATTGCGGCAGGTGTAACACTGACAACTCCTACATTGTTTGCAATAGATACTACAAACTCAAGTGGAGTGATTCCATTCTTCGCCATAGAATACTGGTACTCAGATGTTTGGATTCCATCATGACTGATATCGAGTGTCGAGAGATGAGTAGTATTTCCAACTGTTACATAAACATCATAGTGAATAATTTTCTCTGTTGGCAGATTGAAAGTATCAATTGCCTGTAAAGAAGTATTTGTTGAGGTGTATACTATATTTGTCATCTAGCTTCTAGCTCTTCTACCTTTGCAGTCAGTTCCTTGATTGCTTCGATAAGAAGTGGAACCAGTCTTGAGTAGTCTACAGTCAGGTAATCTTCACCCGACTTAGAAACAATTGTTCCATCTTCAAGTGTTTCATAATCCACAGGAGCAAGAGCAACTGCTTCTGGAAGTACTGCTTTCACTTGTTGAGCAGATACACCAACTTGCTGCTTTTCGTTCTTATAACCCAGTGAACGGGCTAAATCATTTTCTATGTATGTAAAGCCACTAAGAGATTTAACCTTAGTAAGTGCATTGTCAAGGTTGCCTGTCTTAGTCTTTAGACGTTCGTCAGAGTAGTAAGCCGTAACGTTACCAGTGGCTGCGATCTGGTTATCTACCAAGAACGCCTTAGAGTTATAGATACGTACCCAAGTGGTGTCGTTCATCCATACGCCACCAGCGTATGTCTCGTTATACCAGCCTGTGGCGTTATACGAACGGAACCAGTTGTATGAATAGATCGTACTAACCGAGGCATCAGTGTTAAAATAAAATGAAGTATTATCACTATCGTAGAAGATAGGTCCGCGGACGTCTGACAATGACTGAATTGTTCCGTCTACAAGAAGTCTGACGTTAAAGTCGCCGCCGCTAGATCCGCCCAATCCATGGATACGGAAGTCTCCTTGAGGACCCTGATCAGTTGTATTTCTTACAGCAATACCAGGATAGTTATCCCAAGATCTATCAAAACCACAACGTAGATTGATAAGTTCCATATTATATAGAATGGACGTGCCGTTTGGATTAGTATAATAACCGGTATCGTTGAGATCGTAGAAGATAGGAGCACGCATGTCTCCGTTTGCTCTTGTACTTGAATCTAACTGAGCTACGTTTGTTCCATTCACAATACACATCAGACCGTGTGAAGACAGCGATGCCGCTGGACCGCCTGCTGATGGATAAGACCACCAGAGTCCATATGCCCCAGAAAGACTTGTTCCGTCTGCGTTACCCTTATAGGCATCGCCCATTGCATATACACACTGGAAGCGTGTAGAGGAGTACAGTCCTACAATACCATGACCGTAGTTTTGGTTAAAATAATGAAATCCGTTTTGTTGTGAAGTAGCCCAATACGATGTTCCGGTGGGATCCATGTAGTAGCCGGTGTTGTTGCTATCATAGAAGATAGTACCATCAACACGTCCACCTGAATATATTCCAGTAGGACAATAGATATTATAGGAAGCCGAAGTAGACGATGTACCAAAGCCCCAGCAGTTATCAGCATAACTATAGTAAGCTGCCCAACGCCCACCAGTCTCAAAATAGAAACCTCCATTGGCGCCTGTAAACATTAGGTGAGGAGTATTTCCACCCTCATAGAAATGTATCCCGCGCCAACCGTTTCGGGACCCACGAATAGCAACAGATCCATAGCTAGAAAGATCGTTGCCATGTATATGCGCATCATTTGTATTTGGCCAGTAAAGTCCATAGGATCCATTGAATTGTATCCATGAATTTGGCTGGAAGTATGCACTGCCCGATAGGGAGAGGCTGTAGAGATATGAACTGCCATTTGGATTTACGTAATAGCCGGTGTTGTTACTATCATAGAAGATAGGTGCGCGCATATCAACCTGAGCGACCACTGCGCCGTCATTACCAATGCTCAGTCGCAGCGATCCTCCAGTGCCATGTGTGATAGCATTATGAGTATAGAAATTAATTGTCGTAGCAGGATTGGCTTCGTAAATGGATCCACCAATAACAACTTGGTTTTCGGTTGACGAAGCATACAAGCCAATCATCGATACGCCTTCGCTCTCAGACGTATCGTTATAGTGTGATCCAGTTAGATAAGACCACTTATTAGCTCCTTCTCCAGCCTGCCCCATCTTAATATTACCACCAGCCTGATTACCTGCGCTGATGACGCGTAGCTTCACAATCTGGGATGTGCTAGCAGGATCGGTATAGAAAGCAGTATCGCTGCTATCATAGAAAATAGGAGCTCTTAAACTATTGGCTGCTTGGGCAAAATTGCCAGATTTGCCGACAGCAAATATCTCTGTTCCCAAATCTTCCGAATCATAGAAACGAATACCACCATAATTAGCTTGCGCGCCCATACGTATACCCGTATGCCAGCGTAAGTCTAGCTTATTATAATTACCACCATAGTCTTCCAGGTTTGTCCCAATGTAGTAGTTACCTTGAGCATCACTATCAGCACTACCAAACATTAGACGACGACCAGTTACAGCATTGTAGGCGTTTTGATTTTCGTTTCCGCCAATGGTAACATAGCCAGATTGATCTATGTAAATGGCATCATTTCGCGTACCGCCGTAGCGAGTGTAAAATGTTAACGAGCCTTGGGTCCAGTTTCCACTGTCACCAGCAATTTGTTTTTTGGCAACAATACCAGCCAAGTTAACAGCATTGCCACTGCCTTGCGCTTCGCGAGAAACGAATGCCATAGCTACTGTTGTTTCATCGCCACCGTTTTCATTATACAATGAAATTGCAGGACGCGATCCGTTGATACCAGCTGTAGCATTATCTGCACGAACTAACAGACCAGGAGTGTGATCGCCTGGGTTTCTGTATGTCGCACCTTCCCACTGGAAGTGTGATTGGCCGTTTACTGTCTGACCACCACCAAGTGACATATTGACCAAGATAGACGTACTAGCAGGATCGGTATAATATCCAGTGTTATCGCTATCATAGAAAAGCGGTGAGCGGGTTGAGTTGTTGATCTGTGTATACGTTGTAAATACCCAGAGGCGCGGGTTGTATGTCGAGCCGTTATAGTCGCCGATTGATAGACGCCCGTTACCGCTAGCACCGTTGGGAAAATAAACCGAGTGCTCATAAGGGCCACCACCCATGTCCGTACCAAGACCCATCCATGCGGCACCATCGGCATCGAGACCATAAGTCTGTATACGTGGATATCCTGCATTACCTCCACGAACTTGGATAGCTGCAGTATTATTTGCACCGCCTTTTGTGGCGTAAATGGTTACTAGGTTGGAAAGACTATTAGGGTCGGTGTAATAGGATGTATTGTCGCTATCGTAGAAGATAGGAGCGCGGAAACTAGCATAAGCGTAGCCAATGTTTCCTACTTCTAAGTTCACCGGCGCATAGGTGTTTCTGAGATCGCCACTAATATTAACAAATGTTTCTGTCGTGGTTTGGAACACAGACCAGTTGCCAGCAAGATTCATTACACCATCATAAAACGATCCATTATGAATCTTACGAAGACGAATCGTTCCGTAACTCCAGGATGAAGTTGTACCACCAAATACAACACAGAATCGGTTGTTCGTACCATCGTTTTTTACACCAAGACGAATAGACTTGTTTGTATAACCAATAATATTACAACCTGTATTATACCACGAGCTGCTCCAGTTGTGACCGCCAATGATTACAGTTGCGGTGTATTGTCCAGTGTATTCGTAGATATCAAATACCATGTGAACCATACCATAGTTCGCCGTAGTACCAGGCAAGTAGAATATTACTTCGCCAGTTGAGGATCCAGCAGCAGACCACTCGATTTCAGGGTGAGCAAAGTTATTACCCTGTTCGATTGTTCTGTTTTGGCCAATGGTAATTTTCTTACCCCATGAGGTACCATCGTATCCCCATAGAGCAGCATCGTTATTCTCGTCAAGTTGCCAATTCATTGCACGAGTATTACCAGCATTAGCAAAGTAAATGCTGCTTGCAATACTCGACGACCCATCAATAAAGGACCTGAATCCGCTACCAGCGCGAGTTTCAACTGTTACTAACTGCGAAGTGCCATTCGGATTAACGTATCGATTCGTGTCGTCTGTATCGTAGAAGATAGGAGCACGGAAGTCAGCGCTAGCTGTTGCAGATCCACTACTATTTACTGTAAATCTCCAAGCGCCCAAATAGAAACCAGCAGAACCGCTGTTTTCAGAACCCATGAATATATCAGATCCACCGTTAAAACTGAGCCATACGCCTGGTGATCCTCCATTGAGGAATGGTGTTCCAGAACCATCACCGACTGATATTCGGTTTTGGAATCGAGCTTGATTTAATCTACTTGTACTTGCACCATCAAAGTAATACGTGGTATCATCACTATCATAGAAGACAGGAGAACGGGTAGAGCCATCAAACTGCGCGATACCAGTATTCGTGATAGATGCAACATTCACCCCAGTAAAATCGTTTCCACCTACGGTAGCGCGACGGAATATCCATGCTCGGCCAGACGTATCCATTGTAAAGTATGTGTTATAACTTGCGGTTGCTGCGCCGTGCGTTGCCCAAACACCGCCAACATTTTTAAATCCAATGGCAGACGTGGTAGTGTTACCACTATCCCATAAGAATAATTGGTTACCCGTTCCTTGAGCACTTTGATCTCCTCTAATAGCTACACTCCACAGCTGAGAGTAACCTGTAGGATCTGCATAGTAACCAGTATCATTCGAATCATAGAAAACAGGTGCACGAAGAGATACTTGCCCTGTTGCATAGCCGCTTCCAACAAATAACGAATACGTTCCGGTATCGTTGGTACCATCTGTATAGAAATCAAGGCCACAGCCACCAGTTCTAATTCTAGCATTGTTGTTAACATCTAACGGACTAATCCAAACAAAGTCAGAGTTATCATTGTTTTGAATTTGAAGCGCAGATGTCCAACCTCCTGGATAATTTCCAAAAAGTATCTCGCTTTGTGTCGCGTCTTTAATAACTACTGTACGTCCAGCTGCTCCGTTAGTTGCAGTGTTGAATTTTGTAGTATAAAGATTTGAACCACCCGCCATATTAGAGTAATAAGCAGTGTCATCGCTATCATAGAAAACAGGCGCACGAACATCTGCCCCACTTTGCAAAGAATTGTTTGTGTAAACAATTGTAGGAGCTGTAAAATCAGAAATGTTTGTTGCAGATGGTGATTGATATACAAGTATGTTACCGCCATGTGCACCATGAGAAGTAACTTCTGGCCAGCTGGTTTCAATATAAGTTTGGTATGTAGTGTAATACATCACATCAACATAAACAGAAATATAATAAAAATCACCAGACACTTGAACTGGAGAACTGCAAGCAACCTGTGCATGTCTTCCGCGAGGAGATGCACCTGCTATAAGATAACAGTGTACGTTATTATAATCATAGGAAATTGACCAGCGCTGATAATCACCGCCGTAATAGTAGTTATTGTGGATTTCTACAAATGTAGTACCAGCCCCATGCCAGTCATTAAAATCAATATAAAGTCTGGCAATTTCATGGCGTCTAGCTTGTGTACCAGCAGCACCCAATGCTCCAAGATAATATTTGCGGTGCGCTCCCATAATTGATGTGCTTGTTGCAACAATGGTATTAGCATTTGTAATGCTATAACCATTCATATTCACATTAGCTTGAGCAGTTCCACCCCACGATCCGGTATAACCAATTGGACCTTGAGCACCCTGTGGACCAGTAGGTCCTTGTGGACCAGTAGCACCTTGAGGTCCCTGTGCACCAGGAATACCAGCAGATCCAGTGAAGCCAATCGCTCCCTGTGGACCTGTAGCTCCTTGTGGACCAGTAGCACCTTGCGGTCCGGTTGGTCCCATTGGTCCTATTACACCCTGTGGACCTGTTGCGCCCTGTGGACCTTGTGCTCCCGCAGGACCCTGCGCACCTTGAGCACCGGTAACTCCTTGTGCTCCTTGAGGACCAGTGGCACCTTGTGGGCCAGTAAGTCCTTGAGCACCTTGTGGTCCAGTCGCTCCCTGAGGACCTTGATCACCAGTTGCTCCTTGTGGGCCAGTAAGTCCTTGAGGTCCTTGAGCACCAGTAGCTCCTTGTGGGCCCTGTGCACCAGTATTACCAGCAGATCCAGTGAAGCCAATTGCTCCCTGTGGTCCGGTAGGTCCTTGAGTACCTGTAGGACCTTGATCACCAGTTACACCCTGCACACCTTGAGGACCAGTTGCACCCTGTGGACCAGTAGGACCTTGTGTGCCTGTAGGTCCTTGTGCACCTTTAACGTTCTGAAGTTCGATAGCATTCAGAACAGGACCAGATGTTTCACCAAAATGTGTATTACCACCGGCTATTTCTGTACAATAGAGATAATAGGTATACGTTCCAGCGGCAGGATTGTCGATATGTGTAAATGCAAATGGACTGTTTTCGCTTCCGGCTGATCCTTCATAGTGAACGTTACCACTAATAGGTGTTGATCCGCGATAGAGTTGCAATTTGCCCCATCCACCAACTGATTTGTTTTCTGCATCTCCGTATGCACCAATTTGTACCGGTGCACCACTGGTTGTGATAGTGACAGATACAAGTGCTTTTGGGAATGAATCAGTTGTATTTGCAAAAGCTTTTGGAGCTGTGTTTTGAACATAGTTGATTGCTCCCATAAGAGCAGAACCAGTGAAACCAATAACGCCCTGAGGTCCTTGTGGTCCAGTTGCACCTTGTGGACCAGTTATTCCTTGTGGACCTGTTGGACCAGCGACTGTAGAAGCAGAACCGGTAAAACCTATAGCACCTTGTGCACCCTGAGCGCCTTGTGCTCCAGTAGGACCTTGTGCGCCGGTTGGTCCCTGAGCTCCTGCTGGTCCTTGTGCACCCTGAGCACCTTGTGCTCCAGTAGCTCCTGTCGAACCAGTATAACCTGGATTGTTTGACCAGTATACTGAAGTTCCGTCTGAAACAAGCGCTTGGCCTGCAGTACCTAGAGATCCATTGGCATAAATTGAATTTGCATAAAGAGTATTTGCCTGGAAATCGGCAATCTTAAAGCTAGCATTTGCTGTATCAATGAATGGTGAAGTGTCTGGCTCTGGAAGATAGCTATCAAAGACTTTGTATCGACCATCAGTTGCATCACGAAAGAATCCGGTATGATGATATGTTCCGTCGTTATATCCTGCCGAGAAACCAATATCAGGATTCGAGTCGGTCTTACCACGAGCAGAACCACCTGAACTGTATGAATCTACGTTTGTATTTGAAACAGTAAAGTGAGTAGCATTAGCAAATAGAATATTGTTGTAAGTTCCGTTAAAAGAACTTGGCGAAATGCCAGAAACAAATACGTCCCATCCTGCAGAGAAGTTGTTGTTTGCAACAAACGTAACAGTAGAGCCATTACCAGTAGCATTCGTAACCGTAGCAAGAATGCCTTGGTTCATATAAAGCATATTGTCAGTAATAGACAGGTTATTGCCTGAGATACTGATTGTTGTACCAGTTACACTCAGGTTACCACCAATTGTAACATTACCACCAACATTCAACGAGGCTAGATTTGCACCAACTTCAAATGCAACAGATCCGTTTGAGGAGTAGACTTTATGGTCAGTAAGATTAACTGCAAACTCGCCAGCATCAATATAAGATGTGTTGCCAGAGTTCGTGGTGTTTGGTGTACGGCCAGAAATAGTCGTACGCTTAAATTGAATCTTATTGTTTGCCATATGGCTCCCCAAAGCAGATATATATCTTGTAAGCCAACTATTTAGTTGACAGTATTATTGTTTTTATTTATAATGGAACTATGATGAAGATTGCTTTTATAGATACACTCGGCCTGACCTATGACGGATCCACTCTCTCAAAGAGAGGACTTGGAGGATCTGAATCGGCCGTGATTCGCATGTCAGAAGAACTTGCCAAAATAGGCTTTGATGTTACAGTCTTTAATGATTGTGTTTCGGATGACTCGCGCGGGGGATTGTATAATGGTGTTAATTATCGCCCTGTAGCTGGCGATGGACCCAAGTCAAACCGTAAAACATATGATGTCTGTATCGTATCTCGGTCCGTAAAACCCATTGCAGAAGACTGGCCAATTATAGCCAATTCTAAACACGTTTGTCTTTGGATGCATGATACCTTCTGTGAGGGCGACGATCAGATCGAGTATCTCATTAACATTGGCAAGCTCCAAGAGATCTTTACACTCTCTGACTGGCATACAGGTTATGTCACTCATTGCGATCATGGATTCCGTCGTAACTATGATGTTCTAAAGAATCACATCTTCCTGACTCGTAACGGTATTGGCAATATGAATCCAGGTTGGATTGATATTCGTGAGAAAGATCCGAACCTTTTTGTCTTCAATGCATCTGTGACCAAGGGAATGATACCTCTTGTCAAACAGATCTGGCCAGAGGTGAAGCGCCGTATTCCAGATGCAAAACTTAAGATCGTCGGTGGCTACTATAAGTTCCGTGAAGCGGCAGAACCAGACCAGCAGCAGAAGGACTGGACTGAACTTATGCTGCATCATGGGCACAGCATTGAGTTCACCGGAGTAATTACTCAGCAAGAGATCTCTGATATCCTACGCAAAGCTTCCTATATGATTTACCCTGTAGGTTTTCCAGAGACATTCGGTATCTCAACTCTTGAAGCATTGGCTCATAATGTGCCACTCATTACATGTCAGTTTGGTGCCCTCGAAGAGACAGCAATCGATCTAGCATCATGGAAGATTAAGTATCCTGTTGAACCAAACTGGGCAATGCACTGGCTGAACCAAGAACATCAGGTGAATTTATTTGTTGACAAAGTCGTAGAAGCATATAATAATCCTTATCTGCGCCAGCAGAAGATGTATGCTTGCAACCAGGTGAAAGATATTTGTACTTGGGATACGGTTGCTCTTCAATGGAAGCAACATCTGTATAAGAAACTTGGTGAATACTTACCTGTTGATGAGTATCGTAAGGTTACAAAGATTAACCATAAGGTTCGTAAAGTATTCAACCGTCGGTTCTTGAATGCAGAGGAACTCCAACCAGTTAAGATCTCAGATGAAAAATCTATAGCTATTATTACACCTGTATATAATGCTGAAGCATACATCGAAAGGTGTATTCGATCTGTAGCCGCACAAGACTATACTGACTATCACATGTATATTATTGATGATTACTCAACAGATAATACAGTGAAGGTCGCCAAGGAAACCATCAACTCGCTTACACCATCGCAACGTTGGCACTTTACTGTTTTACAAAATGAAGAGAATCTTGGCGCTGTTGCAAATCACTATGATACGATCAAGCAATTGATAACAGAACAGTATATCATGCTTCTTGATGGTGATGATTCACTTGTCAACGATCCGACTATCTTTCACATGTACAATAACCTCTATCATGAAGGTGCAGAGTTTACATACGGATCATGTTGGTCTATGGCCGATAACATTCCATTGATTGCTCAGGAATATCCACCTGAAATTAAGGCAAACAAATTCTATCGTTCGTACAGATTTAATTGGAACATGCCGTACACGCATCTGCGTACGTTTAAATCTTCGCTAGTTAAAAACTTGACGAAAGAAGATTTACAGATTGATGGAAAATGGCCAAGAGCAGGTGGTGATACTTCATTGTTCTATTATCTAATTGAACGAGCAGATCCGAACAAGGTTGTATGCGTAACAGATATTGTAGTTAACTATAATGATTTGAATCCAATCAACGACTACAAAGTACATGCAGAAGAACAGAACAAGACCGCTGCAAAAGTATTGAATAATTCGCCATTCTTTCCAGGACAGATTGATCTGAGACCGTTATGAAAAAAATCTTAATTGCCATACCAACTGCTCGTTATATTGAAGCAGATACATTCAAATCCATCTATGACCTGGAAGTTCCTGAAGGATATGAAACAACCTTTCAATACTTCTATGGATACCGAGTGGATCAGGTTCGTAACCTGATTGCAGACTGGGTTGTACGCGGATTTGATTATTTGTTCTCAGTCGATCATGACATTACGTTTCCACCGGATACATTAAAGAAGCTTCTTGCTCACGATAAAGATCTGGTTTCTGGTGTGTATCGTCAAAGACTCGAACTACAAATGCTTGAAATCTACGAACCGTTTGGTACACGTATGACAACTGAAGACCTCTATGCAAAGGACTGGAATCTAGTTGGCATTGGTGGTTGTGGCTTTGGCTGTGTGCTTGTCAAGAAAGAAGTATTAGCAGGCGTAGGTTATCCACAGTTCGAATATCATCCTGCTCTCGATCACAGCAATACGATCAGCGAAGACACTGATTTTTGCAAAAAAGCAATTACTAAAGGCTTTAGGTTATGGTGTGACCCATCAATTCGTTGTGGTCACATTGGCTCTACAACTATGGTTGTAGAGATTCCGAAGGTTTAGTTTTCTTCTTTAACTTCTCGAGTTCGAGAAGAGCCTGTTGATGTTCTACTTGAAGGCTGGCGTAACTCTTTTCGAGCAGCGCCAGCCTTGCTTCATGTAAAACATTCTTACTTACGGAATCGTGTAAATTTACAGTCAGGCGATTGATATACTCATTAACAAATTCGGCTTCCATAAATTAGAACGTGCCTCCATCAAGTGTACCATAAACAACAGATGTGCCGTTTGACTGTAACACGTATCCGTCTGTACCAACTGCGAGGTTAGTCATACCATTTGTTGAGTTACCAACAAGAATGCCACCTGATGTCAAAGTCGATAGCTTAAGTGTGTTAGCAGAAATATGTACTGGAATAACACTATTTGCAGTGATGCTAAAGGTATTGCCAAGTGATACAAGAGCGCCGGAATAAAGATAAGTTTCCAGTGCTGCAAGACCATAGCCAACACCCGCCGTATTAACAGTTGTTGTTGGTTCAGATTCAAGACCGGTAAAGAGCTTATAAACACCGTCTGTTGCATCACGAACAAGACCGGTATAACGGGTTCCGCCATTTGTGAACATACCATAGAAACCAACGTCGACGGTATCTGTACCGTTGCCGTTAGCAACCTTAATCATAGGATCTTCAATTGTAAGGTTGTTTGTATCAATCGTGGTAAGCGTACCGGAAACTGTTAGGTTGCCAGAAAGAACAAGATCTGAAATCGACAGAGCATTATTAACATGCACACCAGTCGAGTTGACTGTAAGTGTAGAACCAGTTGGAACACTGATCGAGTCAGCAGCAACGCTAATACTGTTCGAACCAACAACGTTTAGAGTAACGTCGCCAGTTGTTCCACCACCGGTAAGACCATCACCTGCGGTTACTGCAGTAATATCTGCTACTGTGTTTGACCAGTATACAGAAGAACCATTAGAGTGAAGAACCTGTCCAGCCGAGCCTATTCCACCGTTGGCAGAGATGCCTACGCCGCCAGCAAGCGTTATTTGACTTGCATTGGCAATAAAAGCACCACTGCCGGCAGAAATGACTGCGGCATTGACTGCAAAAGACGCAGAAACGTTTGCAACAGTAAGTGTTGTAGCACTCAGACTAGAATTAACTGTAGAGTTACCAACAGAAAAATCGTTAGTATGGATTTTGCCACCAACACCTAAACCGCCAGTGATTACAACTGCACCGGTAGATGTGTTTGAGCTGGAGGTACTAATAGAGAATGTATGTGTGTTTGTCCACGCATACACTGCAGCAACGTTAATTGAAACTGCACCCTGATCTAGCCAGTAGGTATTACCACCAGAATCTACAGAAAGAAGATATCCAGCACCAGGAGTTGCTGTACCATTTGCAGTAATCGTACGCACAGTAAGAGCATCTGCTTTTACTGCATCAAGATATCCAGTGCCATTGGCAACAAGAGCTTGATTTGCGGTGAGAACACCAGGATTAAATTTACCACCAATGGTGATAGACGCGCCGTTCGACCCGATAAAGAGATGATCGCCGTTTGCAGTAAAAGCCAGTTCACCATTAGCTAATGACGGAGGAGTGGCAGTATTTAAAGATCTTTTGATCTGAATTTGGTTAGCCATTATTGTTCCTCAACAAGTTTAAAATGTGCCTCCGTCGATATTACCGAGGTCTCCGATTTCGAGCGGTCTTACTTCATATTTATCACTTGTGGAATTATACACTAAAGTAGCACCGGATGTTACATTCACCTCGTCAACATCGCCAAAATCTTCAATGCTACGAATTTCGTTAATTTGATTCTTAAGAGTTACTGGTTTAGATGATGCAAGAGAGTCACCTGATGTGGTAACTCTTGCAACCATCTGAGAATTCTGTACAATTCTAGCTTTGAGAGCCATGATTACCTCGTAACTTGAGGAGTAACTGTTACAATACCTTCAACCAGACGAGAGACTGTATTGCCAGAACTTGTCAGTTCACAGTCATAAACATATCTACCAGCTGTTACGTTGGCAGATGTTGCAGCATTCATTGACAACGTAACACTACCACCAGAAGCATTAATGGCAACATTAAAAGCTGTTGACGTAGAAGAAGTATAGTGCTTGCGCATCTGTGCTGCACCGGAATAACCAGTTAGATCTACTACTTCTCCGGCATCATCAAGCACGTCGATTTCTGTACTGAAATCAGCGCCTTGGTCGATTTGTAAATTTGCCTTAATTGCCATTTGTTATTCTCTTATTGAGGAACCGGGATTCCTGTTGTTGTTGCGTATAAGGTAAATTGATTAGTTGCAACTGATACTTGAGTTGTTTTATGACGAATTTCTGCATTAAGAATTGCAAAAGCTGACGAATTAAACTCATTCGCAAAAACTCTCCAAACACGAGTAGTGCTAAGATCTAACCATTGATTTAGAGGATCGCTTGTATTTTCTAAAGGTTCCCCGCTCTGAAAATCTACATAAATCTGGTACTGATTTGAATTAGCTGGGTTTACAATCCATGGATAATCCCAATAAGAATTATCTTGGCTATAAATCACAGATCCCGAAGAGTATATAGCCCAATAAGCTTCAGCCCCACCGCCATAAGTAACATTTGACGCACCATCGTTACTTAATTGAACCTGGTCGACAAACCCCTTCCAAGTACTTCCATTATAAACTTTAGCGTTGGTTGTATATAACCATTCTGAACCATTCCAAATACGAAAAACCGCGCCAGCATCTTCATACGTAAGATCACCAGTATTTGAGTTATTAACTATTGCCCATGATGATCCGTTCCAATAGTGCATTGCCATTAGATTTGAATCCAGATATCGCCAGTTGCTGATGCTGATGGTTGTGGACCCTGCACAAACACCTGTCCACCGCCAGTATAACCTGATGTTACGTGACGCAGAAGTGGCGCGCCCGCTGTCGCATTACTTCCTGGAGGTCCTGGAGGTCCAGCAGGTCCTTGTACAGTAGCACCAGGAGGACCAGCAGGTCCTTGCACAGTAGCACCAGGAGGTCCAGCTGGACCTTGAACAGTAGCGCCTGGAGGTCCTGCGGGACCCTGAACAGTAGATCCTGGAGGTCCTGGAGGTCCGGCTGGTCCTTGCACGGTAGAACCAGAAGGTCCTTGTGGTCCAGTCGGTCCTTGAACCGTAGCACCAGGAGGACCTTGAACTGTTGCGCCTGCTGGACCTTGTGGACCTATTGGACCCATAGGACCTATTGCACCTTGAGGACCTGTTGGTCCCATTGGTCCGATTGGACCCATTGGTCCTGTAGAGCCTTGAGGACCTGTTGGTCCCATTGGACCCATTGGTCCGGTAGATCCGACAAATCCTACTGGACCCTGAACAGTAACACCGGGAGGACCTTGTACAGTAGCCCCAGAAGGTCCTTGTGCTCCAGTGATACCTTGTGATCCTGTAAATCCTACTGGACCCTGAACAGTAGCGCCAGCCGGACCTTGAACTGTAGCACCAGATGGGCCCTGAGCTCCTTGAGCTCCAGTAGCACCTTGTGATCCTGTAAAGCCAATTGGTCCCTGTGCGCCAACCGGTCCTTGGGCGCCAGTCGGACCTTGAGCCCCAGTAGCACCCTGTGGTCCAATGCCGCTTATCCATGATACGTTGGTACCATCTGTTCTTAGGAAGAACCCGGTTGCACTGCCTTGAGCTGGAAGAAGATTGTTTATGGCAGCGGCACGTGTTGATCCATTTGTGCCACCTTGACCAATGTTCAAAATACCATTAGAGATAGAAGTAGCGTTTACAATCAAACCTGTTGCGTTTGCAATAATACCATCACCGGCACGAATATTAATTGTTGTTCCGTTGGCATTAATAATAGAGTTTGAAAGACTTAGATTGTCGGCAGATACCGTGAATGTTCTCGTTGTATTACCAAGTAGGACACCATTTGCATTCGGGATCAACTCACCGCTGATCTCTGTATTACTAAATGTAAGGTTTCCTACAACCTCTAGCGAACCGTTGACTGCGAGAGTCTGACGAATTCTCATGTGCTGTGTAATTTCTACATTTGAAGTAAATGTAGAATCACCGTTTACTAATAATCCATTATCTACTTTAAAATTAGTGTTTGCCATGTCAACCTTACTTAATTAGATGAGCTATAACTTTAACCGCGGAATTTGCAACGGTTTGTTGAAGATATAAATTCACATTGGTATCTGAAGAACCAGTATTTGCTACAAATGTTCCAAGAGGAGATGCGGCACCATTTGAAGCAACTGTACCATAGACAGTCACATATGCATCGGTGGTACCATTATGAGCAAGCACAAGTTCAGAAAGCTGGGTGTTACTACCTTTCTTTACTTGAACTTCAAACTTGGCCGATGAATATGTTGCTTTAGTGAATGTATAGATTAGCACTGGTCCAATTACGTTTCCAATATCACCATTTGCAGATACATCAACTACATAATCTGATTTGAATGTAGTAGTTCCACCAATTGTAACAGTGTTTGATAGTGTTGTTGCACCAAGAACACCAAGGGTTCCATCAGTTTCAATTGCAGTGGATGTAATGAATGTATTAACACTGCCGGTACCTACTGTAATTCTTGTTAATGTAAGATTAACATTGGCACCAACATTCATTGCAACTGATGCATTTGCTGTCGTGGTATTCATGCCACCAGAAAGAGTACTTAATCCGGTTACACCCAGTGTATTTGATAGTGTAGCAGAATTAGTTACAGCAATTGTGTTTCCAAAGCTGGCTGCGCCGGTAACCGTAATCGTATTTGAGAACGTAGCGGTATTTGTTACACTAATAGTGTTTGAGAATGTAGCTGCACCAGTTACACTCAACGTATTTGATAGTGTTGTAGTATTAGCAACCGATAGAGTACCATCAGTTTCAATACCGGTAGCTGTAATGAACGTATTCTCAGAACTAGTACCGACTGTAATTCTTGTATTTGAAAGATTTACGTTAGCACCAACATTGATTCCAACCGAAGCATTTGCTGTTGTAGTGTTTAGGTTACCAGAAAGAGTGGTTAGACCGGTTACACCAAGTGTGTTAGATAATGCAGTAGCACCAAAAACGGTAAGTGTGCCGTCTGTCTCGATCGCAGTGGCTGTAATGAATGTATTAACACTATTATTGCCAACATTAAATCTATCTAATGTAAGATTGACATTGGCGCCAACATTCACAGCGACAGAAGCATTTGCAGTTGTGGTATTTAGTGCAGCATTTAGTGATGCAAGACCGGCAACAGTTAGTGTATTTGATAGTGTTGTAGTATTAGTAACCGCCAATGTATTAGATAATGTAGCAGCATCAGCAACTGTTAATGTACCATCGGTTTCGATTGCAGTGGCTGTAATGAATGTATTAACACTACCGGTACCTACCGTAATTCTTGTATTTGAAAGATTTACGTTAGCGCCGACATTCATCGAAACGTTTGCATTCACTGTTGTTGTATTTACATTGCCAGAAGCATTTGCTAGACCAACTACTGTTAGTGTGTTGGATAATGTGGCATTGCCAGTAACAGCAATTGTGTTTGAGAATGTAGCATTACCTGTGATAGCAACGGCATTTGAGAATGTAGCATTACCTGTCACAGCAATAGTGTTTGACAAAGTAGCATTGCCAGTTATGGCTAGAGTGTTCGATAATGTAACGTTGCCTGTTACAGCTAGTGTATTGGATAATGTAGCATTACCAGTTACAACAATCGTATTTGCAAAGTTAGCATTTGATGTTACATTAGCAGCACCAGAAATTATCAGGTAGTTGGTTGGTGTAATTACTAGATTAGCAATACCAGACCAAGAACCGTTACCAAACTTACTGTCGAATGAACTGTTGGCAACAACTATCGTTGTAGCATTTGCAAAGACATTTGCACCAATGGCTACCATAGTAGTATTGGCAACAAACAGACCAGTACTAAAAGCGTTCGCAGTCATGTTTGCTGTGGTTGTAGCATCTGCAACTTGAATGCGTGTTGGTGTAATATTCGTGTTGACAGTACTGCTAGATTGTGTTATAATCAGACTACTGTTTACAAAGGAATTAGCAGATCCTAAGCCAAGGTAAACACCAACTGGATTCAGGTAGCTGTTCGAGGTGCTGTTTCCGGCAAGAACACGAATACCGGCGTCTGCAGCAACGTAAGCTGTAGCATTAGTAGTGATGACAAGGTTAGCAGAAAGACCATTAACATTACCACCACGAAGCGCCGTAGTAACTACAACGTTATTCGAACCGAATGTACCCCAAAGCTGAGCGGTACGAGCAATAGTATTATTACCGGTGTTAGCAACAGTAGTGTTTGCAGTAATAATTTCGGTCGAAAAAGAATTCAGCAGCTCGTTAGTCTGGAGCAACCAAACTTCAAAGCTATCAGTAATGATATCAACGTTAGCTACTTGTCTTGACATTAATTATTCCTGTGTACTAACTGCACGAGCAAAGACTTGATATCACGTAATTCATTTTCAACATCAGTCATTCTCTTGCACAAACTGTTGTTTCTTTTGCTTGCTTCTCTTGCAGCTAAGAACTTCTTATATTCTTCTTCATTGTTATTTATGATAACGCCAGAGTCAGTATCTTTTACATACCCTGGATGATTTGTATCAACTAACATTATGCAGAGACTCCAATCACTTGGATTTGCTCTACCTTCGGAACAACGTGAGTGTTCTCAGAAAGAAGAACAATCTTAATCTGCATTGTGTTATACGTATCAAACTCTGTATAAGAAGAAGTTACATAGCGAGCAACGTTATCGTTGGCAATATTATTCCAAGCAACGTTCTTGTATTTTAGCTTCTCAATACCAACATCACCTACAATATTAGCATTTGTAATTGGTTTAAAGACGGTGATGGAGCCGGTTGCACCTGGAGATGCCGGCGCCGTTACAGTAGCTACTGGAAACACTTCATGATTCTGTGGAGTAAGAATACTGTATATTCTGATTAGATCGCCAGTTGCAAGAGTTGAAGATACATCAGCTGTTGTAACGATATTGTTACTGCTGCTTGTTGTCAAGAAGTTGCCAGATAAACTAGCATGAACTTCAGGATATTGTGGAAGACCATAAGTGTATTCCCAGATATCCTTTGGATCTTCTGTGCTGTATCTATCAGTATTATTCTTTAGCTCTAGCGGAGTCCATGCTTTGTCATCAAATGCATCTTTATCAGCAGAATTATGCAACTTGGCATAAGCTTTAATCTGAGTACCAGATGGACGATAACCAGCCAGATAAACTACAACGTCTTCAGCATACTTACCTTCACCAAATGAGATCTTCTTAGAGATGTACTTGGTTTTAGCAAGACCGTTGCGATCAACTTCTGTATCATAATTCGTAATACTGCCACGTGTTGCAGTAATGGTATTATTGATATCATTTTGATAGAAGAAGAAATCAAGCTCGTTCGTCTTTAGATAAGGAACAGAGAATCTATTTGCTTCAGCAACCGCAACATTAAAGCTTACGTTAACAACTGCTGACTTTCTTTCGGTACCGAACAGATTCGAGTTGATTACTTCAAGTGATCGTGAAAGAATGTATGATTCTCTTGGAGGATTATTAAACTTCAAAAGCTCAAGATTGTCTGTCGTTGCAGGTATGTAATCTGTAGAGTTAGCAATTGCATACACCATCGAGTAGTCAGATGTTGTAGGATTACCAATCAGGAACTTCGGTTGAAAGTTATCAACTTTGAATTTATCAATTGAAGCTACGTTTGCCGAAGCACCAGATCTTTCTGCAATAATTCTTGTACCAGTGACAAACTTAAAATCACTATTTGCGGCATTAGAATCAACAAGATAAATCTTATTCTTGGTGTAGTCGACATAATATGCAACACCGACTGGTGGAACTTTAAGTCCAATTCCAGTAGCAGTAAAGCTTGGGAATTTATCAACAGTCATAGTAGTAGCATCAATAACGTTTGTAATTGTAAGAACATTTCTTACTGAACCGTTAGTAACTACAATTTTATCATTGATGCTATAGTTGGAGAATACTCCAGTTCCAGATGCTCTTACAATTGTATTGCTTGTTGAAGAAACGTTAACTGTAATATCAGCAGCATCTGCAATGTTTTGATAAACATATTCGCCGCTTGCAATAGCTCCAACTGTTGTTCGATCAATTGTAAAGAACTCATAGTCTTTATTCACAAGTGGAATAGTAATATTATCAGAATTAAATTGTGCAACCTTTACACTGAACTTAAGATCTTTATTACTAAACTTGTCATAGCTACTTGAATTAGTTGCCTTATAAAGGAAACCATCAAAGCGTGACTGTGAACCTGGTGAAGCAGTATTAGTTACACCGCCTGCTCCTACCAGTCTATCTCCCTGAACATTGGTCCAGATGTCATATGCTGGATCGTTATACTTAATAACAATGCCATAGAACCGTGCAGATTTAATTAAAACTGGATTTGAAAATCCAACAACCGTTGGTGTCTGTGCATCATTACTAATGTTAACAGAATCATAGTCGATTGATTTTACCGAATTCACAAGCACGCGATTCGGATTAGGATCTCCGTTTTCTACTTCGCAAATCCAAACGTTGATGCCTGGTTTAAAAGCACCACTCACGTTTGCATTTTGCGCAGGCTTAGCCTTAAAGAATAGATCTACGGAAGTCAACATGATTTCAGAAGCGCTAGCAACCGTATCAGGATTTACATAGAATGTTTGGATGTAGTCAAATGTCGACATTAATTCCTCTTAATCTTTTCTTTATTTATTCTTAGCGAAGACGCTCATTCACAGTATCCCAATCAAAAATACGAACGTTATTGTTATCAATAGCGTCATGAATTGATTGTGAACTAAATCCAGCAGGAATTGCTGATGTAGTTGCTCTATCTGATGTAGCAGCTTGTGTAGCAGTTTGTGATGTATTCAGTGTGATTGGTTGATCGAATCCAAATGGTAGGCCTGTGTAGTATTTAACACCAATAGATCCTGTTGTCTTCGAGTTACCATCGTACGACTGAACTGTAAATACCTTCACACCAGCTTTCGATGCAGCAAGCTTATTCTGTTGCTCAAGATCAGTAGTAGCTTCGTTGATTCCTGCATCATAGTAGAAATCAAAGTTTAGAGTACCATTCATATCTGCCAGAAGACCGGTTGTATTTGTGGTCGACGTTCTTGACTGTGCGCACTTCGATGTCTGATCTTCGCCTTCAAACATAAACTTGTGATATGTATTTGGCTTCAGACCCGTAATAGAAATTGAGAATTTCTGTGCATCAGAGATAAACTCACCAATTGCAACCGAGCCAAAGATATCATTCATATAGTTTGTTGACAGAGTGATTGTGAATTCAGCTGGTGAAATTGTATGAACAACACCAGTGTAATCAAAGTTCGCAGGATTTGGAACGATACGTGTTTCAGTAGTTACCACATCCGACGGATAATAAAGCTTAAATCCATAAGTTCCAGATTTTCCTTGGCCACCATGGTTCTTACCCTTATAAACACGAAGCTTATAGTAAATACCATCGTTTGGATTGTGTGTCCAAAGAAGCTTAAACTTATCTTCAACGAAACCACCAACTGGTCCATAAGACTTACGTGTTATAGAACCTGGGTTTTCGATCTTTCTGCCATCGTTTAGAATGCTAAGACCCTTGGTAGAGATATCAGCATTTGTAATTGTTTCGGCAGCTGCTGATGTATATGTCGTAACATAAGTACCACCAGAAGTTGTTGACTGGAATACTTCAAGAGCTATGTTATTATCACGGCTATTAACATAGAATTCAACAGGTCCTGTTAGACTGCTGAATGTATAGAAGAATTCTTCATATACCGAGCCGTTGTCGCTGCGAGCTGTACTACGCTGAGACTGAATAGCAACTTCAGTTTTCTGAGTAACTACTAGAACTTCAACTGGTCCAGATGTAATCACAGCACCATCGGTAGCATCATTTTGAGCCACGATTGTGAATTCATTGTATGGAAGAGTTACAATACCAGTTGAATTGTCTTCTGGTTTGAATTCAAGATTCAGTTCGGTTAGCTTAGGACCAAGTTGATCTTCCTTAATTGTACCATAGTACTCAGGATTTCCAAGATCAGAATAGTTATAATCTGTAAATGGATCTACAAAGAAACCGAAGCGGAAGCGATCGTTTAGTGAGTCAAGTGACGAAGGAATATATCTTGCTTTTGCAAGAGCTTCAGCCAACGTAAATGATACGTAGTATTCAAGAGTTTTGATACGATTCTCAAGAGAAGCGATATCAGTCATCTTGTATCCCTTGACTTGGATACGTGAACGATCAGTTGCACTAATAAGTTGAGTTACGGTATAGTTCTTAACTCTTCTTCCGAATGATTCGTTAGCAACCTTAGTATCAATAATCTTAGCCATGTCTGCAGATTTTGATTCTGGCAGAGAAGGATAAGGTGGAATCTTAAGAATTTGCAGTGTAATGCTGTTTTGTGGCTCTGGTGGAATTTCATCCTGTGCGCCATTCTTACCAGCACGAACAACAAAGTCTCCGTTGCTATCTACAACAACACGATCTGATCTGCCTAGACAATATACAATGTTAGCAGTTAGATCTGTATCTGGCACAGGGAAATATTTTTCACCTGCTATGAATCGATTTGAAGAACTTGGTTCAGATGGATTAATAATAGATAGAGCATTTGCTCCAGCTGGCACATTAGAAATGTCTGTAACCAGTTTAATTGTATTTGCAGAGCGTGGACGGAAGTCATACTGATCACGCAGATCATAGTACTTGCCGCTGGTTCCCAGAACTTCTGGGATTTCCATTGTGTGCACACTTTCAGAAGCAGATAGCGCTGCAAAGTCTAATGAGTCATCGACTGTATAAGAACTGATAGTTTTAACACCTGCCTCACCGCCGGTAAACACATCATACTGTACAAGTAGAATATCATTCGATACAAGTTCAGCTGCACGAGGTTTTCTATATAGATAAGAAGTATCTAGATAGTCTTCCTTTTGATTAATATCAATGTAGAAGTCGTTCGTAACATCAGATACACCATAGGTATTTCCAGTAAAGAATACTGGTTGGCCTGTAAGTGTGTGGTTTTCTGATGTTGTAGTTGCTCCTAGTTGGATATTTGCTCCACCACGAGCAGAAGCAAGAGCCATACCGCTTGTATTAGCGTATACGGCATAGTATGTTTCAGCATCTGTAAGGTTGGTAACTGTTGTTGTACTATCAGCGTAGACTACCGAATCACCATTTGCAAATGGGTTGTTGGATATCTGAATAAACGCAGTTTGAGTACCAGAGTTTATGATGCCAGTATTAGCATTGAAGTTCAGAGCTCTTGACTGGCCATTTGCTACATATACTTTTCTTAGACGGAAAGCATCAGAAACACCAAGTGCCCAAGGGCCACGAGTACCACCAGCATTATTTGAACAAACAGCACGTGTATAAATTGAGCGAGTTACGACTTTTACTGCTGATGCAATATTATTTCTAGTTGCATTATAGACAACCATCATGTCAGCAGATGTAGAACTTCCGGTACTCGCATTAGCAATGGTATTTGCTAGAGCAATAACCATAGTGCTTGGCGATGTAACAGTTGCTGTGCGAGTTATTTTGCTAGTTAGCGAAATTGGAACATTGGCTGGATAGTAAAGCTTTACTGAACCGCCAGAATATGTTTGACCAGGACCCGAAGTAAGAATCATTGAAGACGCACCAGTTACCTGAGCAACTTGTCTAATAACTTCATTACCGCCCGAGCTGTTCAAGAACTTAACAAAGTCGCCAGCACTAAACACATTTAAGAAGTTAGTACCACCTGCACCAGCAACTTGAAGATTTGCGGTGTCAGCACCGGCACCAATAGAAATTGTTCCTGATGCGTTTGCTTGTGCCTGATAGTTTCCTTTAGGAATAACTAGCAGTTCTTTCTTTGCTGAATCGCCAAGAACTCCAGTATACGGGAAAGTTTCACCCGACCCAAGATTTAATGTGATTTCGCCGTTTGTAAGTGCTTCTTCTTCACTATTAATGGTTCTATATGTGTATGTAATTCTTTCTGCTGTTTGCATAGCAGGAACAGAACTATATAGTAGAGAAGTACCAGCCGAATCTTCTAGAATAGCTGCACCACTATCACTTAGTACTACGTCAGCAATACCCTTGTTTGTTCCACCGTAATATATTGAGCGAACAAGACCAAAGTTTTTGCCGGCTTCCATGACAACATCAAAAAGATAGAGTCTATATACAGCATTCGGCGATCCAACTTCACCTGTTTCAAGTGTGATAGAACGAATTCTTGCTTCTCCGAGCTTTGTTCCTGGAGCAGCAATTGCACTACCGGCTGGTACACCGGTTGTAATGTACGTAGCAGCAGATCCTTGAAGATCAACTTTGGCACCTTCATTGAAAGAAAAGTTTCCGCCAAGTTCTTTTACACGAACATAGTTGCCGTATCCAAGACGAATTCTTGCGGCAGGATTATTTGATGTTGCAACACCCTTAGCAATGCTTGTGCTATATTCACCTGTTTCAACTCTGAAGCCATTGATATAAGCTTTACCCGGATCAACTGCCATTTTAAATGAAGTCTCTGTTTCAGAGAAAGTCTTAGAATCGCTTACATTTACAATGAACTGATCTAGAACATAGTTACCAGATTCTTCATATGTTCTTTTAGCAATCTCGTTGCCAATTACATTATATACAGTTGTTAGGTTCTTCTTATATGGACGACCATCAGCAAACTCGATGATTGGAAGGAAGTCAGTATTTGCATCTGCAACTTCCTTATCAAGAACGCGAAGTTCTGGAGTTAGCTTAAGACGATCAGCACCAGGAGCTGCGTAGTTATAAGTGCCAGTAGCGTTATCAAGAAGTGATGTATCTTCATTGCTATCAATAATATCCTCTGCAGTATAGAATCCAACTGACTTATCAAAGTTCGTGTTGGAATACTTACTTACAACTGCTAGCTGTGGAGATACTCTGGAGAAGAATCCCTTCTGGTAAATAGTACCTTCATCAACAGTTACACCGTAACCAGTACCAATTGGAATTTGTGCTGTGTTTGCAACAGTAATTGTTGCCATGTAGTTAAGAGCTTCAACATCTAGATCACCAATTTCTGTCGCAGACAGAGCTGATGTAGATTGCTTCATTACTGTTACGTGTGGTGGTACATAATATCCTGTACCCTGACTGGTAACAGAGATCGAAGTGATTTTACGTGAAGCATCTGTTACTAGAGATCCAGCTGCACCTGTACCAATTAGTGCTACAACGTTTGCAGTAGCAAATGGCGCAGTTGTGTTGCGAATGGTTTCACCAACACCAACACGCCATAATGTAGTATTAGCAGTACCGTCAGCAAGATTGTTTGCATACGGTCTAACTTTTAGAATAAGAGCTTCTGTATTTGTAGTAGCATCTGTTGATATAATAACAAGATTGGCTACACCGTTTTGAATTGTATGGCCTGCTGAAAATGAACCGGGTGCGAATGTTTTACCACCGGTTGAGTTTTGTACAGCAAGAGCTGAAACAACTACTACACCATCAGTATTACTAAACAACGTTGAACCGTTATTTACTCGTGTCTTAAAGATTGGATAGAGTGGGCTATATACAGTAAGAGTTTGACCTGCAGCAAATGTAAATGTATTCGAATCTGAACCAGATGAATTGTATTTTACATAAAGAGTATTTAGATCTGGAGAACGTGATTCGAATCCAGCAACGGTCTTCACAATATGTCCAGCTACGTTTGAACTGTTACGTACAGACATGCCTTCAAAAGCAGTAACAGAAATAGGTGTTCCATCGGCTTCTGTGTCTTTAATCTTTACATAAGGAAGAACATCGTGGCGAATAATGTTACAACCTTCAATGATTGTACCACGCTTAAAGATGTTATCGCCAAACTTCTCAACTTGGTTTTGCAGAATACTCTGGAGTTGATTCAGCTCACGTGCCTGAACAGCTACGCCTGGACGGAAAAGAACACGATAAAAGTTCTTTGTCGGATCGTAGTCGTCGTAATATGGAAATACGTTTAGGTCTGTTTGCAGAGCCATTTAATTAAAACTCCAAGATTATCTTTATAATTTCTGATTTGTTGCCGCTTCGAGTAATCGGGTCTAGATTTTCAAGATATAGAACCTGGCCACTGCCGACAACAAAGTCTCCAGGATATTTATTAGTCAGATTATTGAGCGAAGCAAGAGTAGTTACGCCTCTAATAGGTCTTACACCACCTGGATCTAAATTGTAAATACCAAACTTATTACTAATAAACATGATATCATTATCAGACCCATCTGTAAGTTCGATATGGTGGAAAGCACCACGTGGTTTAGCATATGGTATTAAGCTAGTTTGTTCAATAACTTCATCTTCAAGGAAACTTGTTCCACCAGTCGGGAAGGTACCAGTTAGTCTTGTAAGTTGAACAGCAGTATTAAATCCTCCAGCCGCTTTATCATTTACTTCAATTGGAAGCGATGGAGAGGCGCCAGCGGTTGTTTGAATAACGCTGATCGTGTTAGAAGTAAGACCAATAACTCTAGAATTTTCTGTGAATACGCCCGCAACATTTGAAAGAGTAATTCTTCCAGCACTTACAGATGAAACTTTTCCAGAAGCTTGAAGAACAAGTGCTGAAACTTCACAGTTATCTCCAGTGAATGTCGAATTTGTTGTTGTAGTAATTTGGTAATCCTGAGGAACGCCTGCCACTTTTGAAAGAAAAAGATTGGTTCCACTTGTAACTAGAACATAATCACCAGCAACAAAGTTATCTTTAAACGTAGGTGTTTGTGGATTAGCAAATGCTGCAGCCAACTGACCGTTGGTTCCAGTGGTAGCAGTTACTTGCAAAGTAGGCAATTCAATATAGTTATTACCTTGGTTAGACACATCAACGCTAGTAATTACTCCACCTGTTAAGTTAACAGATACGGCAAGACCATTTCCACCAGAAAGAGGATTAGTTACAGTCACGGCTACGTCTGATGAATAGCTTTCACCACCATTAATAATACTAACAGCAGTAGAAATACGACCTTGATTTGTTTTCTTAATCGTAGTACTACCAGATGTAACTGAAACATTTCCATGAAGCTTAAATTGCTTAAATTGATGAACTGTTTCACCAATACTAAATCCAGTACCAAGTGTATTTGCAGTTTTAAGAATAATATCTACGTTTGTGTATAAAGGATTCTTAATAATACCTACTTGACGGAAATCGTTCTCGACTGGAATAGTTGAACCTTCGCTGTTTGTAAACTTAGTACTAATGCAAACTCTTTTGCCACCCAGCTCGGTAGTTGGATCTGATCCATGACCATTTATAGGCGAAATAATTGGCTGCAATGTTGCCGCAGTAAAGCCAGCGCTACCTGATACAGAAGCTGGAAGATCAATAAACACGCTATCAACTGTAACTGGAATACTGTTTGTAGTTTTTCCTGCATATGCTTCGCCATAGCGATAGCCTGCGCCAACGGCAAGCATTTCAATTTCTACAATTGAATTAGAACTTGCGCTGTCAATAATAGCTCTACCTTCGGCAGCTGTTGTTTCACTTCCATCTCCCCATATGTAAACATACGGATAAACTTCATATTCATCGCCGGCTGCAGGAGCAGGATTAAATGGTGAATCTAGAATAAAGATTTTTTGGCCACCTTGGCCACGATAATCTACAATACGACGATATTGATTTGCAGCACCGGCTGAAGACTCAGTAATCTTAATTACACAACCTGCGTAATAATCATCTTCTGCTTCAGCAGTATCTGGTGCACCGTAGATTTCATCATTACCACCAACACTGATGTCAGTAGTTCTAAAAATGCCATTATTAATATAGTTATCATAACCCTTGCCGCGTGTAATAATATCAACTACTTCAATAGTGCCAGGAACGGCCGCAGCTTCTACTGTTGTATTTGCAATGACTGGAATATAGTTTGTTGTAGCAAACTTTTCATACTCTGCTTTGGTAATACTATACATGTACTTCCAAATATATTCATCACCAGTAGGATATGGTTCTAATGATTTTACAGATGGAGCGTCAGTAGAACTTACTTGTACTGTACTATTACTAGCATTGAATAAACATTTGAAAACATTAAATTCTGTACCGGCATCTACAACCGTATAGAATTTCTTTGTATCTAAATTACCATCAGTATGATCGTACTTATCGTAGTAAGTACCAGAAGACCAAAGATACTTAGGAATAACATGAGCTACATCGCTAGAAGTAATCCTCTTAGCAAAGATCATATCGTTATAAACATCAATGTTTGTAGACTTGATGCTATTGTTTGGCGTGGTTAGAACAGCATCACTTCCAGGATACGGAGTATGCTTGCCGGCAAAGACAAAGTAATCATTGTTTGCAAAAGAGCTCACAAAACTTGCGGCACTTTCTACATTAAAATTGGTTGTTACAAGTTTTTGAGTAACTGACATTTATTCCTCGATGATCTTTGTCAAGTAATGGCCGGATGTATCTACATCAGGTGTTGTATTAGCTGTTATATTTATCACAGACGCACCGTTACTAAACCTGGATAGTTTAATAGTACTTCCGCTTGTTCCAGCAACAAAGAAACTGGCCCCATTGGAAATATTAAATCGATTAACAACGTGGGCACCCGCAAATCCACTAGGTGGAGTAACTGTTATAGGAGTTCCTCTAATAGTAGATGATAATCTAAAACCGCTAGTGTTTGCAAATACAACATAGTAATAATTTCCGTCTATTAACCCGCCTACAGGATCACCACCGCCGGCATTTAAGTATCTTACATAATCATCTATTACTATAGGATAGATAAAAGCGGTAGAATTGCTGGTGTTAATATTTGATCTAGATATGAAAGTACCACCGGTGGCTGTAAAAGCAAACCCACCAAATGTTCCTTCCAGTGCTACATTACCAGACGCGGTTGTGTATCTTACAATATCGCCATTTGCAAATGGATTTGGCGTAATGTCCGTATCAATTGTTTCATTTGCCGTGCTTACATCACTAGCTGAGTTGAACTTCACTTCTTGACCGGTTGCAATCTCAGAGAGTTCAACTGTAATAGAATCTTCCTCGACAACCAGTGCCGAACCAAAGAACTTAGTACCAGCAGTATGCATAACCTTCTTGAACATGTCGGCATAACGATCAACAGAGATCTTCGACAGAATCTCGTACGAGTATTCTTGATAGTAGTCACCGTCATGAATGTACATGTCTTCAGATAGGAAGCCTTTTGAACTTCTATAATATCCTTCACCGATGCCATGACCATCAACAACAATTTTAATAGACCCTGAACGTGCACCATCTGCTGAAGTGTATTGTAGAACATCACTATTCGAATAACCAACACCAGAGTCTACAACCTGCAGAGATGTAATTTGGCCATTTGCTGTAATAACGTTAGCTTCAATCTGAGCATTTAAACCAATCGGATAGATAAGGTCTAAATCTTCAGTAACTCCTGTGATTTGAGCTTCTGCACCAGAAAATTCACCAAGCAGAAGTGAAACACTTGGAGGTGAACCCGGTCTAAATGTATTTTCAAAACTGAGTCTCTTTACGCGAACTGCAGTGGTATTGGCTGACTTGACAATACCCTTTGCAGTAGATGTAATTTGATACAAGCTTGCAGTAGATACATTTGCACTAACATACGGATTTGAATATGAAAGCAGTGTATTTGATGATGTTACATTGATTGTTGATGTATTACCAGATACACGAACATAATCGCCAGTTGTATTTGAGAAGATTGATTGTACACTGGCATTCATTACCGGAGTCGTGCTTTGATACACACGATCACCAGGTAGGAATCCAGGAATTGTAGAGAATGTATGTGATTCCAGTGAGGCCGAAGCAGCGTTGATCGCCTTGACTGTTCCGCCACGTGCATCCGACAGTTTGAATCCAACCGTGTTTGCACTGACAATATAGTATGCAGTGTTATTTGCCAGACCATCGATAACCGTGTTTGCTGCAGGCGTACGATATATTACTCTTTGATTGTTTGCAAACTCATTTGCATACTTGACAATGTTATGTCCATTAGCAGCTGGATTAAAATATCTTAGGAAATGACCGGCACCACCTGGATCCAGAGCAGTAATATTTACGTTCGCGCCGCCAGCAGTCTCAGACAGAGCAAGACCAGTTGTGTTTGCGTATCTTACATAATACAGAGCATTGTTTGTTAAACCGGTTACTGCAGTATTACCGGCACCAGTAATGTATCTTACCTGTTGGCCATTTGCAAACAATGTATTTGCAGTTGCAATAGTAATAAAATCATTGCTATTTTGAACGTTTGTGTTTGAGTTGAAGGTCGCAACATTCGAAGCCTGAGTCAGGTTAATATTTGCACCACCCTGACTAGTCGCTAGCGTAATGCCAGACGAGTTAGACATTGCAACATAATAGAACGCATTGTTAGCAAGAGAAGATAATGCCGTGTTTCCATTATTAGTATAATAGCGAACATATGTATTTACTGGATATGTACCATTTGCATTTGTAATAGAAATAAAATCTGTATTTGAATTTACATCATCTGTTGTATTGAATGTAGAAGAATTTGAAACATACAGAATGAAATCATTTCCACTCTGGATTTCGTCGTCAACATTTACTGTTACAACCTTTTCATCAAACGTATCACTGTAAGCACCATTATCTACTTTTAGATCGTAGTACCTTAAATCTGCAAGAGTTTGATTTACTCTTTCTCCAACTGCATATACACCAGTTGCACCGGAAATATTAATAATAAAATCTCTACGACCAAATGCTGAAATATATGGTTGATAAGCAAGAACATACGGATCGACATTGTAACCAGCTCCAGGGTCGATGCCTGAAAGTGCTCCAATAGAACCGAGTGTGAATTTATCAAACGTCAGACATGTAAAGATCTTATTCTTAGAATCACCTTGAGGATTCTTTGGAAATCCGAATGCAGCACCGGCAATTGGTAAAGCAGAATATACTTGATTTGCTTGATTAAGTGTAGTGTAAACTGCTACAGTATCAATAGTAGTATTTGTGGATGTTGCACCGTACTTAATAATATTACTATTTGCAGGTGTGCTTACATCTGCAGTTCCGCCAGTAACAGAAAAGTAATTGTGGTTATCTTTAGTTCTTAATACGCCTGTTGATTTTTCAAAAACAGTTCCATGTGCTAACTTATATAAGTAATGTCCCGCTTCATCCACTTTGTTATTAGCAAATGTAGAGAAGTTTGTGGAATTGATTTGGTCAAACTTACGATATGGATGAGAAAGAATTACGTCTGTTGCCGTAGTAGCTGCAACATAGTAGTAATCACCATTATACAAACCGTTTAGTGCAGTATTTCCAGCAGCAACTTGATATCGTACAATATCGCCAATGTTGAATAGTGTGCTAGCACTTGGAAGAGTAATTTTTCCAGTTGTAGCATTTACAGAGCTACTTGCATTAAATGCAATTTTGTTTACTTCTTGATAAACACGATCACCAACAGCAAACGCAGAACTTGATCCGACTGTTAGAGTTACACGATCGTAATCAAGTGTTCCTACACCATTTGCAGAGATCAGATCTGTACCAATGAAGATGTCTTCTGTATCACCAAGAGTTCCAACATTAAACTGTGCACCGGAACCAAAACTTGTTGTAAGTGGAATCGCTGTGGTGTTAGTTGTTTGTGTAAAGAGTCTTGCATGCTCAGAAGCAATATAGTCACCACCGGCATTTGCTACTGTGTATGTAACAACAGTAGCACGACCTGTGTTTGCACCAGTATAGAATGTATCAGTTTCAGTAAAGTAACCTTTGATTGGAACAAAGGTAAGATTACCAGATGAAGTACCAGCATCATGAGAGACAGTAAGAAGAAGACCCTCAGCGATCTTCTTTCCGGCACTGTCATAGCGATAGATTCTATTGCTATGTAAAAGTTCACTATTATTCGCTGTAGAATATTTTAGTGTACTAATGAACTTTCTAATATCATATACACCAACAGTAAGACTTACTGCAGTCACATTAGCAGAGATAGAAGAATCCGTAGATACTTCTAATCTTTCTCCAATTGGAAATGCTCCGCGCGTATTATTGATTACAACGGTATTACCAGTACCATCTGCAGTAATACTCTGAATAGTTCCTCTGCCTACAATAGCAGATGTATTTTTATATAGAACAGATTGATTTACAGCAAGCGTACCATTTTGATTTCTTAAAGTTAATGTGTACACTTGTGGTATACCCATTACCTTACCACCAATTGTTCTATCTTCAACGGTGTTGGCATGGAATGAAATGACATTGCCGGGTGTAAAGTATGTTGCTGTATTTGTAAACACGCCATTGACGTGTGAAATCATAATCGTGCCATTTGAACCGGTCTGATCTATATCGACAATCTTACCAGAACCGGACACTTGGCCATTTGATGCGTAACGAGATAGTGTTTGGCCAATCGTTAGATTTGCAGTCGCACCTGTAAACGTGGCATTCACAATTGGTTCAACTGCCTGTTCGAACAGACGGAAGTATTGGTCGCTGTTTGTATTTACTACAACGCTATCAAGTGTGATTACTTTTTCAGAGATAATTGATTCTGAATTGAGTGTGTATCCATATCCACCATCGATAAAGATAAAGTCTACGATACCAGTTGCTTCACTGACAGACTCAACTCGAGCTAAACCACCGAGACCGTTTGAAGTTCCGGTGAATGTAACAATATCACCAACTTTAAAATCGCGGCTACGATCTTGTAGAATTACACGCTTAACAGAACCAATGAGCTTAGCTCTCTTTGTTCTGTCATAAACTGGATTGTTATTGACATTTAGACCAAGCAATTCACCATTGGTAAACTCGCCTTGGCGTCCAGAGATATAAAGAATATCTACGTATCCAACCGAGGTACGACGACGAATGAACTTTTCTACGAATGCTTTGGCACCAGAAATAGCACCAATGATTTGCTTACCGACATAGTCAACGTTAAAGCGCTTGTGTGTAACTTCTAGATATTCTGGTCTTTCCCAAATACCATCAGAAACACGAAGAATGTTATCAGCTGGATAACGTACTTCAGCAGCTGTACCATATACCAATTTGAAGAACAAGTCAATAGAACGCTCAGTACCCTTTGAACGATACAGGTCGAGCGAGTTCTTAATTAGAAGTTCTTTGTTTGTGGCAGTATCAAACTGAATGTTCTTCAGATACTTTTCTTTGAACTGTAGAATAAACTCATCTACAGTTGTATCAATATCACGATAGTCTGGAAGTTTACGTGCTTGGTAAAGAGCAGCAGGACCTATTGCTTTATTTGAGCTATTAGATGTATAGCTAATGTTTGCAGATGAATCAATATAAGGGGTTACAATATCACCGTTGGCCGCCGTATAAGAACCGCTGTTCTCCATCCACTCAAAATATGCTTTGGCAAAAGCAATGAACTGTGGACCCTCTTCCTGATAGAAAGAAGGAAACTGGTTCTCAACAAATGGAGAAATTATTGCTTCTATTTTCTTCATTATTCTCTGATCTGTTCGATTGTGATGTTCACGTCTGATTCAATGATATTTAATATCACATTCTGGATGGCAGTAATATCGCGTGATCTTGGCTCAGCATAGATCTTCAGTGATGTACCTACATAGTTTTGAATATTAAAGTTATTCAGTCTGACAACGCCTGTGTCGTAATCAACAGTTCCAATATCGATAATCTTCTTATGGTTTGCTCCAGTAGGAGTTACAATTCTCATAATGCCATCACCGTTATCTTCTAGAACACAGTTTTGAATTCCATTATATGTAAACGCGGTTGATGTTACACCATGTACGTCAATAATAGGATGCTCATCACCTAATAGAGGAATTTCATGAGTTAGCGGACACTTAAAATCTATTGTTAAGTTTAAAGCAGTACCGATTTGTGGAGTAAGATATTTTACTAGATTGATATCTGTTTCATTACTAATAATGCTGGCGTCTGTTGCATCAATTGCTTGAACAAGCTTAGAGTATCTAAATGTTTTGGCAAAGCTATTTAGATTTGTTGATGCATAGTTTAGAATAGCATCAATTGCATAAGTACGAAGATCTTCAGGATTTAGACCTGTTCTGTTGATGTTATAACGAACAGTACTATCAATTTTAAGATAGGTATAATCTGGAGTAATGAAGAGTGGTTCCATTGCAACCGAAGAGCGTGAACGAAGGAATCTCTTATATTCGTCTTCCTTAATCTTTGGTAGACCATCAACATCTGTCAGATCAACGGAAACAAAGATACGACCATATTGTGGAGGAGTTGCATCCTCACCACCGTATGCTATGACAGCATTAATCTCTGGATAGTTGGCCTTCAATAGATTCTCATAATCTTCAGCCGTGACTGCACGTTCTTGAGTTGTAAAAGCTCTTGGAGCATTAAACTTAATTGAGTTCAAATCTTCAGCAACTGCACCATCGGCTGCAGCACTAACTGTTGTAATAATAATATCTGATTCACTGTCAATACGTGCTGCATTGATAAATCTAAATGCACCGTTTGGAAGCTCACCATTTGATACTCGGTATTCAATAATTACAATTGAATTGTTTTTTGGTTTACGACCAACAACACCATCTCCAAATACTACTTCATAAGAGTCACCAATGGCTGGTTGCAAGAAAAAGACTTTTGAGTTTTCATCGTGTCCAAATAGCGAAGTTGCTCTTGTATATTCCTGAGTGACTGAACCATTGTCTTCAAGTATAGTTACTGTAACACTTGAAATATCTACGTTTCTATTACTAATTCTATAGATGAGCGGGCTGCTGTAATTAATAACTGAAGTATCACTCAGGTAGTTGCCTTCATAAATCGTGATAGTATCACTTTGGAAAGAACCATTTACTTTATTTGTAATAACTACGTTTTCGCTTGTGCTGAACGTATAAGTGAAATCATCAACACGAGAAATAAACGCAGTACCCTTTGGAATAACAATCGAGTTTTTGTTTGAATCTGTTGGAGTAATTTTCAATTGAATTTTAGCAATTGCAGATGTAAACGATCTTGGAAGATAATTTAATTCTTTGGCGTGCGAAACTACGCTATCACGTAACCTAGCAGAGTCTAAGAACATTTCACTACCAATCATATTCAGATAGAATGCGTTTTGGTAGGTATTATAGGCAAGAACATCGAGCAGAACGGATAAGTTACTACCCTCAAAATCATAATCCTTGAACTCATCTTGTTCAGTAAGATACATTTTGAGCGAGTTTTTATACTCGTTAAAATCAAGTTGTGATAAAGTAATACTTGAATTGGCAGCCATTATCGTGCTCTGTCTAAAGTTATGTTGAGGGCAACAGGAGTAATACTATTTATTACTTCAAAAATAATGTATACGTCGTAGTTATAAAGGTCTTCGTTTGGAACAACTTCGACAGTGATTACTCTTGCACGCTTTTCATATAATGATATTGTTTCTTCAATAGCATTTTTTAATTGAATTGCAGTAATGTCAGACATGTTTTCAAAGAGTAAACGTCTGATTTTGCATCCGATTTCCGGTTGAAAAAGTCTTTCTCCTGGCTCTGTAAGAATCAAATTACGTACAGATCTCTTTACAGAGTTTTCATTAGTATACTTTACCAAACGCTTGTTTTGTGGATGCGCGTTAAAGTTTGTATAGAAGTCACTATAATACGGCTTCTTGTCAGAAGCTTTATCTGTGCGTGTAATTCTATCAATACGTGCAGTATCTACCATCTATTTCTCTTTTAGTTTTATTTATTCTAAGTATCTGACTTCTACGCACTTTGGAAGCAAGTTCTCAATTAAACTGCCAAAGCTAAAGATTGGTGGTAAGAGTATATTGAGTACTTCACATTCTGTCAAAGGATTCTTGCCCGAAAGAATGTCAGCAACTCTTTTAATAATCTTGAAGATCTTACCAACAATAGGAAACTGCTGTAGGATATAACCAGGTGCCTTTGCAATAATATCATTAATCTTAACGATCAATCCACCCTTGAAGAATCTACGAGCCTTAGCAATCAGTTCTTTTACCTTATCTTCAATCTCATGAAAAATACCTTCTTTAATCACAATATCACGATCATCAGGATTGACATCTATTAGATCACCTACGGTGCCAATAAGAGGAATTTGAATTCCTAGAATCTTTTCGATAGCTTCATCTAAGATTTTTTGGCCGAGGTCTTCAACTGCTTTACCTGACAAAACATCTTCTTTGGCTTTCTTAATCTTGGCTTTGTATTCAGCAACCAGTTTATCGAAAGCCTGTTCAACAGTAATAGTAGGATCTGTTGCAGCTGTAATCAAATCATAAATTGGCTTACCAATGATTGGAATGGCTTTCACTGCTTTTGCAATTGCATTAGCTACAGATCCAATAAAGTCATTAATAAGATTGTTGAACCAATTCTTTATTTTGTGCCAAGTTTCTTCAGCTTCAAGGTCTGGTGATTTGATTCCTAGATCACCATTATATGTCGATTCGATACCAAGGAACTTGTTTACTTTTTCAATGTCTTCCTTGGCAGCAAGCTTTACTTTTCTTTGGCCTTCTTTTGTAAACAAATCCACAATCACTGGATCGTATTTGTATGGATTACCTTTATCATCTAAGAGTGTTGCTGTACCAAGAAATGGAATTGGCACTTCAAATGGATTCGGTATTCCTAACAATTCAATTAGATCAAGTAATATTTCAGTAACTTTCTTTTGAAAGTATTCTTCAATGTCTTTACCAAGTTCACGAGCTCGATAACGAAACTCAAGTTCTTTTGATTTCAACTTATCTAATGGTGTTGTTGTTATCTCTTCAAGTGGCTTTGTTGCAGCATCAATTGCAACAATAGCAGCAATAACTGCTAATGAACATTCATCATCTAAATCTAAGCCAACAACAGATAATTCAAGTCGACCTATGGTTCTACCAATGTTTTTAAAATAAGCATCTAAGTCTTTCTGGCTCAATTTACCATCGGGTGAGCATTGTAACTTTGGAATCTTTGGCAGATCAACAACAATTGTCATTATCCATTCAGCCCAATTACGGCACCTCGGATGTTTACTACTCCAGACTTTGAAACAAGATTGATGTCTTTATCAGACGTAATTTCAATCATACCTTCATTGGCAACAATCTGAAGATCACCCTTTACAACACTGATAGCGTGATCTTTCATAGTTACACTTACAGAATCTTCCATAGATTTAGTAATGATCGATCCATCTGGAAAGATCTCTACGTACGAACCAGATGTATGGTATACATGGATACGTTCAGCCTTAGGTGTATCATCAAGTTCGAGTACATGTCCTGAGGATGTAGTAATTGTTTTGTTGTGTGGATATTTTGCATCATACTCGGTCTTCTTTTCACCGAGCTCTTCAATATAATCTTTCTTTACAGGCCCAACGCCACGAGCCTGTCTCGAAACGGAATGATCTGCATCGTTAGGAACATAAGCAACAGATCCTATTACATAAGAAAGAGTTTCATTAATTCTAAATCCAATTACTTTAGAATCTTCTGTTAAGCCGACTGGAGAAACACCAGTTCCTTTTGCATTTGCACCTGTTGGTGGCATAAGAACGTGAGACCAAAAGAGATCTTCTGGGTCTACTCTGTTGCTATGACCGAGCGTTTCTCTTACTTTGACGCGACCTAGCTTTTCTGGATCGTCAACATCAACAATTTCGCCTTCAAACCACTTTTGAATATTCATAATATCTCCTATTTCGTTGGTCTAGGCGGAGTACCACCGTAACCATCTTTTACAATTTCGAGTGCTTGCATATATTCAGCACCTTCATTGAAAGAAAGAATATGTCGGCACTTAGTTATCAAATAATTACCGGCAAGAATTTCATTGCTTTCAACGTATGGTCTTTCTTCACCAAGAGTAAGACCAGTATGCTCTGGAATATCGCATGTAATTACGTCACCAATTGTAACTGTGGTGTCGCCATATACTGTAATATGAGCAACCGTATTAAAAAGAAAAGAAAGATAATATGGTCTTAATACTTTTGCTTCTGCTTGGTCTGCTGTTTCAACAGATGGATCGAAATACGTGATTTCAATTCTGCCTTCGTCCTTTGAAAGCTCTTTCTGTGACGTTAGGTTCTGGCTAATAGAACCTTTATTCAAAGAAACAAACTCTATTTTCGAAGAGTCAATGGTGTACGGATCAATTTGACCAGTGATAACATTCTTTCTTTTAATTAGAACTTTACCACCAAGCATTCTGGTAACGTTCTGATTACCTGTCTGGATCGCTTTTAATCCAAGGATGTTTCTCCAACGAGAACCAGTTACCGAGACATCTGCTAGAGCAACTTGAGTATAATACTTATCACCAATCTTCTTCTTTCCTTCATCAATCAAACTTTCAAAGGTTTTAAAATGATACCCTTTACTGTTTTCATAAAACAGGAAGCAGTGACCACTATATTGAGCAGACATTGACTTAAGTCTGATCTGATCGATCGCCTCGAATGGAGTAAGTTCAGTGAAGTTGCATGCCTGCAAACCTAGGGTTTTTTCAAAGAAGTAATTCTTATCAGTTTCCACTAGCTGCAAAAGAGCATTAATAATAGTTTCACTTTCGATCTTTTTTCTTACCAAAGGAATGTTTTTAATCTGTGTAGATTTAATTGCTTCACGAGAAACGCACGTAATTTTATATGTAATCCCTTTATCGTCTGGTAGTGTTTCTGCCGGATCAACTTCAATAGGATATAGTGTATATTTTACGTTTGCGCTTTTATTGTCTTCGTATGTGGTAAAGTCAATATTAATACGCTGTTCAAGAAAATTGAAGCGATTGAACATACCAACTTTATCAACAATAATAAATTCAGCAACAACAGTTGGTTCTAAGACACTTTCGTAAATGTCAGCTCTAGCACAGTATGGCGCCAGTTTTAAAGTTCTACAATCAATTGGTGTAGTAAGCTCAAACGTACTAAGTTTAAACTTACCCTCTCTCATCGTTACATTTGAACTCATGGGTTAAGTAACTCTACAAACAGTTTTTCTACTTCTGGAAGATAAGACTTCTTAATAAGATTTACATATCTTTTTAGTTCATTCTTTTCTTGCTCATCATCATAAGCAGTTACCTTACTCCAGAAACTAGTTTCTGTGTTTGGAATATTCACCTTAAGAACATTTACCTCTAACAGACCTTGGCTTACATTTACCTCAAAGTCGTCTTCAACATGTTGCACAATAACCGAGTTTCTAACAGTGTCTTTTGCAACAATCGTAGCATAAGCGCCCGTAGCCGTTTGAGATATAATATCTCCAACATCAAATGCTGTAACATTAGCAGTTAAAACCAATTCCAAAATTTTATTTGTACTTACAACCCAATCTTCTTTTGCACGTTCGTATCCAGAGATTTGGTTGTTTGCATTTAACGTTGGTTTCCAATATTTCTTAATTGCGGGATCAAGAGAGTTGTAAATCGATTCTGTAATCACACTTTCGTCTGATGTCCAATCGTTTCTATAAAATAGAATCTTCTCTCTTGCCGATTCAACGGTGCCATACTTTCCAATGATATATTTTTTGAAATCGTCTGTGCTCAAATAATAGTCATGATAAGGATCTATAATATTATTAGAAAGATAGATCATCCAGTCATATTGTGATGAATCATAATACGTATATGAAAGAAAGTCTGGGCGAATCAAATCATCTTGAATAACGTAATCAAAGTTAGAATAGATATCTCTCTTTGTCTCTTCACTGAAGTCAACCCGTGCCAAAATGTTTTTGGCAGGAGTACCATTATAATCTACAAGAGGGAATCTTGAAAAATATCTAGACATTATCGATTAGCCTTTTCTGCAGCAGCCGCGGCGGTATCCACTAATCCACTAATATAACCACCGGCTTTACTTGCGACATTAGAAATTTCTGGAAATTCTTTTGTTGCAAATCCAGCTACTTCCTTGTATATTTCAGATGCAGTATCAGATCTATCATCTTTCTTTGTGCTATAATCATATGCAGTCTGAATTTCAGTTTCCATAAAGTCAATTGAAATTTGAATGAATGTTGGTTGTTTGGTGCCCTTAAAAAATGATGGCAGTCCTTGTGGAGAGTAGTTTACAGAAATACTTTGGATTAAACATGGCTTAAAAATAATTAAATCTTCACCAAGTTTTTTCCATGGATACAATTCAATATCAACTAATGGTGGATATTGAAGAGATGCCGTACCGAGATTACTAAATGCTGGCAATGAATATTTCTTAAGTTCATATATGATTTGTTGAAGTTGTCTGCTTTCAATCGCATTTCTTGGAGAAAATGTCCACTGAAAACTGTGTGTTCTCATTTGAACACCACCAAAAATTGCTTGAAGATGCGGGTTTGGAACTGCGCCACCAAATTGAGCAAGACTATCTCCAAAGTCTCCTATTGTTTGAACTGCAGCCGCATATGCAATTGCTTTTAATTGGTTACCAGCTTCAGCACCAGCGCCATCTTTTCCTCCGCTTCGAAGAACGTCTGTACCAATATCTGCAAGGCCGCCGGTTACAACACCTACACCCTTTGGATCGATGTTATTTGAAAATTGCTCTTTGAGTTCTCTTGGAACTGGAAGAATAAAGTTTTTAAGGCCTTTGCGAGTAGCTACTGATTGTGGGCTTGGTCGAGCATACTCTGTAAACTTCATAAGCATGTAATACGGGCCAACGTCAGGCGGGAATTGAAGCAATCCTGGATCTGACTGAACTTTGCTAGTAATTGACTGTTGAGCATCTACGACAGTTTCTGCTTGGCGATTTAATATATTATCTACGCAATCCTTTGAAGAAACTCTATTCTGTTCAGAAGTCGATGTACCAAAGAATCTATCAGCTTGACCTACAGAGAACGCATCACCAAAGCGAGCAGAAAGCTGTCCCGCAATATTGTCAGACAGTCCAATCTTCTTTAGTGCTTTTCCAAAAGCATCTTCAACTGCGTTTTCGAGCTTTCGTTCTACTTTATTTACGACGTTGTCAATAAGTCGGCTTGCAATGCCTTTACTTTTTCTCAATCCGTCGTTATTAAGCTTGATAATAGCCATGTGTTCTCTTCTTTGAAAGTTCTTTCTTTATTTATAAATAGAACTATGGCTTATAAAGGTTTTTTCAAACCATTGAATCCTTCGAAATACAGAGGTGATCCCACGAACATAGTGTATCGTTCAAGGTGGGAGCTCGTTTACATGTCTCGATTAGACAAAGATCCGAGTATTGTCGAATGGTCCAGTGAAGAACATGTGATTCCGTATCGTTCTCCGATTGATAATCGGATGCATCGTTACTTTGTCGACTTCTATATCAAGAAGAAGATGCCTGATGGCAAGACAAAGTCTGCACTGATTGAGATTAAACCGAAAGCACAGACACGGCCGCCAGCTGTAATAAATAAGCCAAACAAACGTTACATTAATGAAGTGATGACGTGGGGCGTAAATGAAGCCAAGTGGAAAGCAGCTACATCGTTCTGTAAAGATCGTGGCTGGGATTTCGAAATATTAACAGAAGATCATTTGGGACTAAAATTCTAGTGGCAACTATATTTGATACAATCATTACACAAGGTGTTCGTTCTGGACAGATTCCAGCGCGTACTCAAGGTGCACGTGATTGGTTTCGTGAAACAGCCGGTGCAATGCGTAATGTAAATGAACGTACACTGATGAGAGGTGACTCGGCGCGTCTAACAACTTCACCAATCGTTGGTTCGATGTACATGTTCAACTACGATCCAAAGTGGAAGGATGAACTTCCTTACTACGATAGATTCCCTCTGGTCTTTCCATTTCGTAAAGTACCTGGTGGATTCTATGGTCTTAACCTTCACTATCTTCCACCACAACTTAGAGCCAAGTTAATGGATGGTCTATATGACTATGCCAACAACACTCGCTATGACGAGTCAACAAAAATCAAACTTAACTATCAGCTTCTTACAAGTATTGCAAAGATGAGATTCTTCTCTCCTTGTGTGAAGCATTATCTTAACGAGCATGTACGTTCTCGCTTTATGTATGTGTACCCTTCTGAATGGGACATTGCTCTCTTTTTACCAACCGAACGTTTTACCAAGCAGTCAAAGACTCAGGTATGGAACGATTCGAAGAGAATGCTAGGGATTAGAAAGTAATGTCTGAAGCACCATCAAATGAAGAAGCAAAAACGCCACCGGCGCCATTAAGAACTGATCCGTTTACTATTACAGAATCGTATGATGAGATCATTGTTACTGCCAGAAAAACGCGAAGATTTGATATTAACAGTTTTAAAGCTGAAATTAATAAAAATGACATGTTACCAACACACAGTTATTTGGTAACATTTGCTCCGTTTAGACTTGGATTTGAAGCAAACGTTCCACTCACAGAATTTGTAAAAAATAATTCAGATAAATTAATTCTTCGTTGTGAATCAGCAGTGTTACCAACTGTACAAGTTTTAGAAGAAGAAAATGTTAGAAGATACGGTTATGGTCCTGTAGAAAAAGTGCCATATGGAATGCAATTTAATGATTTGACTCTTACTTGGTTGGTTGATAAAAGATCTGAACTAATTGAATTCTTTTATCAGTGGATGAATACAATTGTATTTTATGAAACCAAAGGCAACAGTCAAATGTTCTTTACCGAACGAGATGGGTTAGAACTCAATGCACGTCCTGGATTAAATGATTACCTTGGTTATGAAGTTGGTTACAAAGATGAATATACATGTCCTCTTGTTAGAATACACGTATATGATAGAGAACTATATACTGTAACAGAATATATTCTTTATGATGTTTTTCCTATGAATATTCAATCTCAAAATTTGGCATATGCACAGGAAAACGAAGTACAGAAACTGACCGTAACATTTGCATTTACTAATATGCAAACACTTACGCCTCGTGCTTTGAACGGAAAGCTCGAAGAAGCAGTCGATGCGCAAGTTGCGGCCGATGCAAAAGCTGCAGCAGCCGAAAAAGAAAACAAAAAGAAAAGCAAGAAAGATTATAGCCGACGTCCTGGGAAAAATCCACAAAGTTCTGTCGGTGCTTCTTCGCCAAACGCTACAAATAATAATCCGCCGAAACCTATAAGTGGAAATGACTCGGTAGGAACAAATACCACGAAAAATCTTAGTGGGACCAGAATCGGTCCGCCTGCACCTTAATGGAGACTTTATAAAATGACTTTGCCAAAAATTGATCAGCCGCTTTTTGATGTTGTGATTCCATCTTCGCAGCAGAAAATTGTATTTCGGCCGTTCCTAGTGAAAGAAGAAAAAATCCTGCTTATTGCTCAACAGAGTGGAAATGATGCAGAAATTATTAGAGCAATTAAACAAATCCTTGGAAACTGTATTCAGAGTGAAGTGAACATTGACACTCTAGCTATTTTCGATCTAGAATATTTGTTCTTAAAACTCAGAGCCAAGTCTGTAAATAACATCATTAAGCTATCATATAAAGATACAGAAGATGAAAAGATTTATGACTTTGAACTCAATCTGGATGAAATCGAAGTAAATATACCAGAGCAAGCAAATTCAAAGATTGAAATTACAGATGATGTAGGAATGATGATGAGATATCCTACTGCTGATATTACAGATAAGATGGGTGATATCAATAGTGAAGTAGAACTCATGACGTTCTTTATTGTAAATTGTATTGATGTTATTTACGACGCAGATAGTGTGTATCCAGCAACTGATTATTCTGAAAAAGAAATCTCTGAGTTTTTAGATAACTTAGACGTTTCGACATTTGAAAAGATCAGAGGTTTCTTTGAAAGTATTCCAAAGCTTCAACATACTATTAAGTACAAAAATTCTCTTGGTAATGATAGGGAAATTGAGTTAACAAATCTCAAAGATTTTTTTATGTGGGGCTGAGTCATACAGACTTAGCAAGATACTATTCAATGGTATTCTCTTTGGCTCAGCATCACAAATATTCTATTACAGAGATTGAAAGCTTAATTCCATATGAAAGAGATCTATATGTTGATATGTTAATGGAATTTTTAGAAAAGCAGAAACAAGAAATAGAGAGTAGAAAGAAATAATGGCGGGATTGTTAGACGCTGTAAAAGGTGTTATTTCAGGCGGAGAAAAAGCAGTTAGCGGTATCGCGGCTGGAGTCTCTACTATACTCTCTTCAAAAGACCAGTCAACAAAAAAGCAAACTTCAAATATAATCTATGCCAGCTTTGGAATGGCTGCAAGTGCTGGCCAACAGCGTATTGCTGGCAGTGGATCTTTACCAGCAGCAAACGCCAAAAGCTCGTACAAAGCAAAGTCAGATAATACTGAAAAGCTTCTGTCAGACGTTGTTAAGTATCTGGTTTCAATTAATGGAACACTGAAAAAGCAAATTGACTTTGATAGAAAAGTCTACGAAGAAAATGCCCTTGCCGCAAGAGAAGCTAAGATCGAACAGAATAGTATATTCAATGATCTTGGAAAAAGATACGGCGCAGCAAATGATAATGAAAAACAATCAAAAGGAGGAATCCTTTCGACTCTTCTAGGCGTGTTAGGAGGATTTGCTACTAACTTTGCTAAACTCGGATTAAGTGCATTATTCAAAGGTTTTAAAGCAGCCATTAAAGCATTTTCTACTGCTTGGAAATGGTTACGTGGTCTCTCTTTCTTAAAAAATATTAGAAGTCTGGTAGGTTTAGTTAATGCTATTGCGGCCGGACCAGCGTTAGCCGCTTTAGGAAGTTCGCTCCTTATATTATGGGGAATGGACAAATTCATGAAAGATACGTATAATGACGCAGATAAATCACGCAAAGGTTTAGAACAATACGGCATGAAAGCCGTTCTTAATGAACAGGGTATGACTGAAGGATATATTCTTCCAGATGGCAAAACATATAAGGCAGCTAATCTACCTTCAAAATATAAAGATATTTTAGAGGCATATGGACCTAATAACAGAGGTGGTACTTCTGAGGCAGCCAGAAAAAGAATAGAAGCAGATCCTAGTGCATATACGCCAGATGCAATGGCTAAAGAATTAAAAGGTGGAGAAAAAGTTGATGGTACTGCTCCGTCAGCAACACAACCAAACACTACATCTCAAGACAAGACTATCACCGGTGTAGTTGACGGCGGTCGAGGATATACCACGGTAACATATTCTGATGGAACTACAGAACGCCGTGGAGGAACTATAGCCGCGCGTACAAACAATCCTGGGAATATAATGTATGGTCCGCTTGCAATATCTCTAGGCGCAGTAGGATCTTCTCCGTCTACAAACGGTCCTCCTGTTGCAGTGTTTCCTACGGCTGCCGCGGGATTTGCTGCTTTGGATGCTCAATTAAGTCGTGACAAATATTCAAGTGGACCAATTGGGCAAACACTAGGACAGTGGGCAGAAGATCCTACGCACGCATCAAAAGTTATTGGAACGGCTGGCATAGATCCTAATAAGAAATATACTGATTTAAATCAGGGTGAAAAAACAAAATTGATGGAATCCATTGCTAAGCAAGAAGGATACTATGCGCCTGGAGCCGGTCCAGCTTCTTCTTCAGGCGGGTTTCAAATGGAAGACATTGCAACCGGCGCTGATAAAGTGCTAACAACAATTGCTGACTTTATTGGACATATTGGTGGCAAGATTGTGGGTCCTGGTGTTTCGAGAAATCTTACTACAACCGGACCAGATTTTGCAAAACTTATTTCAGAAGAATCAAATAAGATTCAAAACCAAATTGCAATGGGTGAAAAGAAAACCGCGTCTACTGCTACAAACATACCATCTGCTGCACAAACATTAAAGTCAGCATCACCAACCGGATCTATCTCTGTTATAAATCCAAACTATCCTGGTAGTGATGGAATCGAAAAGTATCTTGCTCATTATAAGTTGGCTGCGTAATGGCATTAAAAGTTCTTATTACCGCTATTGATACAACCAATACTGCCAAGTCTTTTGGTATTGTTGGTTCTGTTCTATTGAACGAAAGTGATATTAAAAACGCAAATAAAGCCGTTGCAAATGATAACGCCGTTCCTGACAAAAAACCAGAATTAAATTCTAAAAAGCTTATAGCCGCTTTAGATCAACTTTCTATAATGGACAATCTTTTTAAGCAAAAGCTTAACAATCAAAAGATTGCGTATCAAAATAGCAAGTTAGATGCTCAAGAAGACAGAATAGAACGCCAAAATCAATTAGAACAAAATAAGGACGCCAAGAGAGTTCAATCGCCGTCAACAGGCAGCGGCCTTGGCATGCTCGGTCTTCTTGGTCTTGGTTTGTTAGCATATGATCCAGTAATGAACTTCATTACAGGAATGGTAGACTTTACACTAAAGACCGCAACTTTTATTTCTGATACAGTAACACAAATTACAGATTTTTTTAATGGTTTTTTCCCAGACGATGTTCCAGAAGAAACTCCTGATAGTAGTTCAGAAAGCAGTTCTCCTGTAAAACCTGGTGCACCGTTGCGCGAACAAGCAGAAGCTGCTCCAGTATATTCTCCACCTCCACCAAAGACAGATGCTACACCTGTTCCACCAGCTCCAGAACAGCCAACACCTTCTTTACGTGAACAAGCAGAAGCAGGCACTCGCACCCCAATAACTCCGGCTACACCACCGGCAAAAGAATCACAGAAAACACTGACTGTAAAAGATGACAGATCTTGGTGGGAACGCAACGCACCTACATGGGCCGGTGGAAAGCCAGATCCAAATGCTGCTAAACAACAAAAACCAGCAAGCAAAATAATCAAAGTCAATCACCCAAATACTGGTGAAGGTTGGGGAATAGCAGGCGGTAATGACCAGCAGGGTCGACCTGTTGTGTTTAGTAAAGAAGGCGCCGAAGCTTTTTATAAAATGATGATAGATTCGAATGGTGTAGTAAAACCTAGCGACGTTACTAGCAGCAAAAGAACCCGTGCATATCAAGAAGAAATGAAAAAAAAGGGTTATAAGCCAGCAGCAGCTTCCCTTCATTTATCTGGCATTGCAATGGATATCCATGGAGAATCAAATGCATGGATAAAAAAACATGGGCACAAATATGGTTGGGCCGAACTAAAATACGCGGGTAGTCACGGCGGACATTTTGAATTTAAAGGACCAGGACTTTCTCCAGAACAAGGAGAAGGTAGTCAACAGCAATCGATGGTAGAGAATGTAATAGGAACTGCAAAAAGAAAAGTTGATGATACTTTTACAAATATAGCAGAGTTTATCGGAACTGTTGGTGGAAAAGTTGTTGGTCCGGGCATGGCACGAAGCTTAACAACTGCTGCACCAAATTTTGCACAAATGATATCAAATGAAGCTGCTACGCAAACTGCGGCAATTGCTAAAATAAAAGACGATGCAAGTAAACCTACACCGCCTCCTGTAGTATCACCACCAAATATTAGTGCGGCTGGTTCATCAGTAGTTGAAAATTTACCAACCATGGTTGATAGAAATAGTGTTCAATACTACCTTAGCCGATTTGGTTATAAAGAAACCAATACACCAATGAAAGCGGCATAAAAAGAAAGGGGACCCGAAGGCCCCCTTTCCCACCGATCAATCTTCGTCAGCAAGTCGCTTGAAGAAAGCCAGATCCTCGTCGTCATCATCGACGCCTGCCGAAGCAACAGGAGCGGCTGGAGCAGCAGCTGCCTGGAAGACTGGGGCCGGAGCCTTGTACTCTTCCTCGTCAAGTTCAACACCACGAATCTTTGCCGGAGCGGCATTAAGACCCAGAACATTGTTGAGACGAGTCTTTAGCTCATCATAAGACTTAAAGTGCTTTGGATCTACAAGATCCTGGAGCGAATGCTCCTGCTTGTATACCGCTTCAAGTTCAGCGTCATCATCGAGCAGTGGTGCGGGAGAGTCGAATTCAGACTTATCGTAGTTGCGGTAACCCTCAACCTTACGAATCTTGAGCTTGAAGTTAGCACCCGTCCAAAGATCGAACGGATTTACTGGTTGTTCGTCCTGAAATTGAGGGTTCATCAGGTCGTTCAACTTGTCAAAGATCTTCTTGCCATACTTGTACAGGAAGACCTTACCTTCGTTGTCACGATTACCAGGATCGCTAACAACGTAGATGTTTGAGATGTAAGACAGGCGACGCTTCTGGTCACGTGCCTTTTCCTTGTCCGATTCCAGACCAGTATTCCAGAGAACAGAGTTGTGCTCAGAAACAGGATCTGGCTTACCAAGAGTCGTCAGCGACTTCTCGATATACCAAAGACCGGTTGGGCCTTTAAAGCCATGGTCCCAGATACGAACAAAAGGAAGATCTTCACCGCCCGGTGCAGGAAGGAAACGAATAACAGCGTAGCCATTTTCAGCCTTGTCCAATGTAGGCTTCCAATACTTGTCATCGTCGGAACGGTCGAAGGTAGTGGTCTGCTTCTGAAGCTCCTTGGTGAGCTTTTCAAATGAGGTAGCAGACGAGCGCTTGAGATCAGCGAAAGACATAATTATTCTCCTTGTATGTCGTTGTGTACGTTATATTAGTCGTTATATTTAATTGAGAGATATTTAGCCCCGCCATCCCAAGGCATGAATGGAATATCAGAATATTCGATATCATGGTTGGTAAAACGTGGGACAAATTCCTCTCGTATGTATTTATCATTATCGATACCAAAGATCTCATTAGAATATGCAATTAGCCAATTTTTTGTTTGGCCGATCTTTGACATGATATCATTACGAAGGTCGACTGGCATCTCGGTGAATGACCAAGTACCAATCATAAGATCTGCATCAAACAGATCATTCACATCAGAAGTATGTACGATGTTGGTATGTCCTAACTGATCGTGATACCACTTCTGAACTGCACCGACTTCAGCAAAATCGTAAATTACGTACTTGCCTTTGAAGCCGAGCTTGTAGACGATATCAGCCATGTCGCCAATGCCGCCGCCAAGTTCTACAATCGTATCCAGCTTTGCCAGATCTTCTGGAGTCCACTTGTTCAAAACAAGGTGAGCCATATGTTGGATACGATTCATTGAGGTTGTAAAGTCTTCGAACAGATTATAGATACCACGATCTTGTTCGGTAATCCCTACATCGGGATCTTCGAGTGCGTAACGAATTCGACGATCTTCTTTCGCAGCTGGAAGGACTGCAGCAAAGTAATCGAAGAATCGAGCTCGAGTCATAAAAGGAACTGACATCACAGATGCCCAGACCTTAAAGCGTTCTTTAGGAAGATTCTCAAAATCCTCAGCAAACACTTCACACATCACATTCCAATAGTTGCCATCATTTACTTGCTTGGCAGCCATCATCTTTTCAAATGTTTCTTTGGAAGAAGCTAGAGGAGCTTGAGCAGTCATTGCCGGATTAGCCGGCTCAGTAGAGTAACGAAAATATTCAGACATCAATCACCTGCAAATTTGTCTTTCAGTATTTTACGACACTTAAACATGTCATAATGAAAGAATGGTTTATACTTACTTAGCTTTTTATATATGTTCGGCCAGAGAACACCATCTTCAATCTTCTTATTCCAGTGGCCAAAGAAACCAAGAATATCATTTAGAATAATAATAGTCTCAATCGAGATTTCTCTACGTAAGTATTGTTTAAGTAAATATGGGTGTTGCCCATTCTTTACAATAACATTATCGTCAAAATCTGTCAACAGTTTATTTAGGTCTTGCTCAAAAATATACGAAAGAGATTGTTGTCGCTTGAGCCAGTCAGCATAGAGCTTTTCAGACTTATCATCAAACAAATCGCCAATCCATTTCAAGTCACCATCAACAAAGTTGGCAACCAGATACTGAAGTGGGTTCTTATGTTTAGAGAGTTTGTAAAATTGGTACTTATCTTTACGAGTCTCGAAGCTCGTAGAACTTGCATTCACTTTACCATTGTACTTAATGTAATCATAACTATCACTGGTAAAGTGGCTTTTGACCGCAAGGAAAGTCTTATAAGACTCGAACGGCGTCATACTGGCAGTCGGGCTGTCTTAGGAAGATAGTTAAGATCTTCAGCAGCAGACTGAAGTTTTGATTTGATTTTAATATTATTCTTGATAATTGAAGCAGCAGCCTCAATTTCAATATTATTCTTTTCACAAAGGTGGACGACGGCATCCATGTAATCTAAATTATACGTCTTCACAAGATTTTCAATCTCTTTAATAAACTTTTCATTAGACATAGTCTTTTGAAAGATAACGTCGTCCACCATAATAAATCATCCTCTATAAAAAATATGTGCACCAATCTTAGTTGTACGATCAAAGACTCTACCCCAACGAGGACTTACGTAGTCGGCGTGGTAGAACTTTGCACCTTTAGTTACGTCACCGTAATTTCCTAGGTACACGTGTTCGGCGATTTCTTTTGCTTTTGCGAAAGCTACACCGTCACGAATTCGCTTTCCTCCCTCACACTTCCATGAAAATTGGCATACGCCTCGAGCTTTTTGGTTAATTACTCCGCATGGTGTTTTTGGGAATCTATCATCTTTGACGCGGTTTAACACAACATTGTTAACCGCAATCCTACCTTTGTAGGGTTCATGGCCTGCTTCGAAGTAGGTATTCTCGGCCATGCATTGGATTTGTTTTTTATCGTTAGCGCTCAGATAAACTGGCTTTTTTACGATAACTTCTTTTTCGATTACCTTGACTTCAGGCACCTTAACAATCTTGACTTCTGGTTCCTTAGTTGGCATTGCAACTGCTGCACCTGCAGCAAGAGCAAGACCAAGGCAGAATCCTTCAGCCCAGCGCAGGTACGGGAAATCTTTTCTATTTTCGAAAAGTTTCATTTGTATCCTCTAATCTTAAATGACTTTGGCAAACAGAGACTACTTTGCAGGCATCTCAGCCTATAGTTTTTCTGTCGCTATGAGAAGATACAAAAAGAAATAACGAAGGTATCTTCCATCCATTTCCCTCTTACTGGAAATGCAAAATCATTATGGTTTCGTCGGTGGAATTATTGTGCATCTGAGATGTTAGATAATTCCGCTTTCTATAGCCCTAAGACTTGAAGCTTTGTAAGAGTCAATGGAGGTTCCAACCTCCGTTGCGATATTTTATTTATACACCATAGATCTATAAATGTCAACCACTCGTGGTGTTTCTAGAACAACTCGTGGTATGTGTGGGCCCGTTCTGTTGCTAGGTGGAACCCATCCCCCGAAAAATCATGCAGCTAGTGCAAGACCTTCATATGCGTTGTTATCGTTTGCATTTACGTTTAGTGGCACTTTGCCAATCAATCAGTCTCGAACCGCCCTATTCCATCCCAGTCGATCCTAGTTCACCCCCATCATAGACACTCTGGCTAGAGAGTACCTGCGATTCCAAACTCTGCCTATTCTATTGCCCGGATTTCAGCAATAGTAATCGAAACTTTTATTAGCCGGTGTGTATTCGGCCCAGAGTGTCTATGGTGGAGGTGGCGGGTACTGCCCCCGCGTCCTCGGAACCTTTATTGTTGATTGTCAACAACTGATATTCTATTTATATACTAGATTGATTTAAATGTCAACCATTAATTGCACCAAGATTGCTTTGCGTCGCCATAATATTCACGAGCAAAACCATTCTTGATAAGCAGATCACGAAGGCTCATACCATCAAGCAAGATATCGCCAAGAATACGGCCACCAAACTTGTCCCAATCGTATAGAACAACCTGGTGCTTCTTTGTCGCAGCAATTACGTCTTTTGTAAAGACAGAAGCTTGCTCACCACGCTTCTTTTCGCTTTCACATTTAGCGCGGAAGCTTTTCTCTGGAGTGTCGACACCAAAGATACGAACACCCAGCTCAGGCTTCAGTGGCGCTGGAAGATATGGCGCGGTAACAACAATTGTATCACCATCAATGGCACGGACAATAGTGGTGTCATAGGTAACACCAACTGGTGTCTTCTGAGCAATAGCTGGAGTGGTGGCTAGGGCGATAAGCGCTAGTGCAATAAACTTCTTCATATATTTTCCTTAGTTACAACGGGTTTCCCAATAGACATAACGTTCACCACGATACCATTCGGTAATCTGTTCGCGAACGCAGTAGCGTCTATCATAACGATAATCTGGTGGGTAGTAACGGTTATCGTATTCTTGTTCTCGTTCTCTGCGTTCTCTACGATCAGAGGAAAGAGCACCTACAACAACACCGCCAATGATTGCTCCACAAAGCCAGCCACAACCACCTTTACGGCGTTCCTGTTGGCTATAGTCTCTGTCTCGTTTGCGGTGTTCGGCAAAAGCCGGAGTGGTAATTAGCATGCTAGCAGCAAGAACAGATGCAATAAGCTTTTTCATATTAGAACTCCTCATCAATATCAGCAAACATAACTCGCTTTCGAGGGTCACCTGATGTGATACAGCGAGTAAGTATGAGAGCTTCTTTGTAATTCTTTGTATGAAATCTTACCGGAAAGATGATTTCATCATCCTCGGTTTCTAAAGACATTCCTACAAAGTAAGTACCATTTTCTTCTACCATAAACTTATTTATTCGTAGTAGATTCTTTCTCCATGAGCTTCTCACGTTTACGATTACCAAGCCAGTAGAACCCGTAGAACGGACCAACAATCATTACCGCTAGTAGTACAGCCGGCCAGAACAGAGATCCGAAAAAGATAGCCCAAAATAGACCAACCGCATCATCGTAATCTACATCAATCCTACCGAGAACATACGAGCCAACTGCAATGAGCAAAATAGCAACAATTAACCACAACCAAAACATATCATTTCACCTTTACATAACTCAATGTATCATAACCAGCATAACCATCCGCCCACTTACTGCGGGGTGGTTCCTTGAACCCGATCTTGCTTTCATTTGCTTTGAAATAAGCTCGAGCAACACTGCCAACTGAATAGTCATTCTCTGCCAGGATCTCAAAGTAATCTGATTCCCAAACTTTCTTGAACCGAACCTTATAGGTCTTGAGCTTCTTGGCCTTCTTGATTAGATCCTTCGTATTGCCTTTGCGGTTGTTAATAATACGATTGAACTCTCTATCACCAACCTTGGCAAGAGGTCCCCAAGATTCTGGGGACCTACTCTTCACTTCAATCATTCTTTTCCTCCACAGTATTCCATTTAAAGTGATTGCGGGCATAAACGATTCCAAGCGCAATGCTCATCGGAATCAATCCCCACGTTTCGCTGGCAATAATCCATGTAATCCAAAGGACTTGATTGCCGAGTCCAACTGCCCATGCACGTGGGTGATTGTTACCTGCCAGCAACGTCATCCAAATAGTAAGGCATGACATTAGCCATGGCAGGTAAGTTACAATCATGCTGCGTCTGCAAATTCAACAGCGGTTTCCAAGGCCTTGGTCTTAAGGTTCTTATTAGCACCATACCAAGCCGAAGTCAAACGATTGTCAGAATTACGACCAATCATGTGATCGGTCATGAAAGTGACAGCGTTGAATGCCTGCCACCAGCTACCTTCAGCAAATTCTGCACCAGGTTGCTGGTCCATGATTTCCAGAGCGATACCAGCATTCTTGCTGATTTCCTTCTTGGAACCGGAGACCGGGAAGACACGAGTGAAGTAATCTACAATCGACTCGTCGGTGAAACGCTTGGAGCCGAGATAAGCAGCCATTTCTTTGTACTTGGCAAGCTTTTCCTTGGCAACACCAAGAGTTTCCTTGACCAGATCACCGTCAAACTCGCGACGATGGCTAACCTTTACAATCTTGCTCGACTGAGTATTGAGCGAGAGAGTCAGAGTGTTGTTGCAAACAACGCGAATTGGAGTAAACCGGACATCGATTGACCAGCCATATTTGTGAGGATTGGTGAAGAGGAGGTAGGACTCTACTGTATCACCCTTGAAAAGCTCGAAGCTTTCCTTGACCTTGGCAAGAGCCCAGACCAGCTGGCCGTCACGAAGCGAACCAGCAGTATGCATTTCCATTTCACCGGCTGCAACGAAATCATTGAAGAATTCGAAAGCAGATTCGTTCTGATTCGGAATCCAGTCGTCAGTGATAACGTCCAAGATCTTATTGTCAACATCACGAACCAGAGCAGAGTGGCCAACTGAAACCTGCTTACCAGCAATTTCAGCAAAGGCAGGAACCGGAGTCACTCGCCAATCAAGACCGGCAGCCTTGAGCATATCAGCAGGAGTAATATCGGCAGGAACTTCAGTACCAAGACCGTGCCAAGGAGTTTCACCAGCATAAGCCATCGAAGCCTTGCCATCCATAAATTCAATCATATGTGCCATAACAAAAACCTTTCCAATTGATAATTAAATATAGTCTATTTTCAAAATAATGTCAACAACATTATGCATTATTTTCATTAAGAGCAATCAGCGTACCGAAGCCGAACATGCTGAGACCGAGACCAGCCTGCAATGCCATGCGAAGAAAACCCGCTTCTTCAGGTACACACATTGTAATCAAACCGGCAATCATAAGAACATAATGCATAACAATCTCCATTCCTTATATTATTAGTATAGTATATTTTGATAAAAATGTCAACCTTTTTTTTCAATAAAATCACATACTAACTGAAAAAAATCATCAGGCTTTTCGACTTCAAGGACCATCAAATAGTCACGAACATCCTCAGTGACTCCATGCTTTGCAAAGTAATTTGCAATGGCCTGTTCAACGGTTGGCATTCCAAAGTATTCAATGGTAGCAGAATTGCTCATACATCTTCTTCCATGTGGTTAACCATGATCTCGATGATCTTTTCAAAGTCATCATCAGGGTGCAGCATATGATCTGCAGAGATATCACTATACATTTCAGTGCAAGTCTTCATGGTTTCAGTACCATGAGTTCCACCGAGAGCTTCATAGATAAAATCATACGGATCATCCTGAGCAAGAATATATTCATACAAACGAGTCATAATCAAACCTCCATCATACGTTCATGTGCATAGCGAGTAGCGAGAGCATCATAGTTAATGCAGTCGCGAAAAATAACTTTAAACTTCATCATTGCCAGAGCCGTATCGGCAAGACGAACGATGGAATACTTCGAAGGCGACTTTTCGTTGTAGTACTCAATGTAAATCCAGTCGATCAAATTACCAGCTGCATTCCAGTCCTTCATGATCTTGACAACTTCACCACGAATGGTACCTGCAGCCGATTCATAACGAACCCGATCACCGATGAGAACAGTCTTAGGAGCAGTCATAATTTTTTCCTTCATTCCTTATATTATTAGTATAGTATATTTTCATAATAATGTACATAAAAAAATGCACTCCAGAAACCCAGAGTGCATTTTTATTTTTCAATACTATGAATGGTTTATCTAAACTTTGGTCCTTCAATCCAGGATACCAAGGAACGGCGAACACCTTTTGTTACAGGAGTAACTCGATGAGGGATAAAAGATGGGAATACTAGAACAGATCCTTTTTCTCTAATCTCTTCTTTTGGCAGCTGTGGATATTGCGGATCAATTTCAAAGTCACCACCTTCATATTCACTAGGATCTGTGAGTTGAATTACTATAGAAATCTTACGATCAAATGTCGTAGGGTTAGCCCAAAACGCATCGTGATGCCAATCGTACTTGCCATTTTCTGTAGCATTATATGTGGTGTATTGAATATCATTTAGATAGGTGATATCAAATCCAAACGCATTACGATTTGCAACCTGTGCATAGTACCATAGCATGTTGGTAATGTCTGGACTGGTTGAAGTTGGAATCCATCTAATTTCGCTTGATCGATATTCAAGATTCTTAGTAGATCCGTCAAAGCCTATTCCGGCGACCGTTGTTGGTTGAAGATTTCCGGTTTCCATGATATGCGAGATTTGCTGTTCAGAAACTGCAGCTCTCCAATATTGCCATAATTGATTCATCATTTGTTTCCATATAATTGGTGATAGCTACGAACAAGATCAGCAGCCTTTTCGATATAATTGGAAGGCCGTTCAACAAAGACTTGAGCATCGATTTCATCATCAACACCGATTATAATCACGATGTCTTTGATTGCAATTCCAGTCATTTCCCAGAGCATGTAGGCATAGAGGCTACACTGTAAGAAGTAACCTTCAATCCAGTCCTTACGCTTACGCTTAGTGGATGTCTTATAATCGATAATGGAAAGCCTACCATCGTAGTCTGCAATCAAGTCACAGGTACCAGCAATCTTGAGATGATGGCTGAAGAGCGTGCATTCAGTGGCACGAATCATATCAACCTTTTCGTCAAGGATTCCTTTAATCTGGCGGAAAATTACCATGTTATGTGGCAACGAAGTATCAAATTCTTGATCAAGAATGTACTTCTCACACATGTTATGGATAGACGTCCCACGAGATGCGGCTCGCGCAGAAACCCTATTGGCTTCCTCATCACCGACTCTCTTGCGCCATTCGTTGAGCGCAGTCTTATCAGACATCTTACCGAGAACGGTAGTGACCGATGGATACCTTTGACCGGTAGGAGTCTCGTACAAACGAGCAGTTTCACCATCAATACGATTTAGATTTGCAAACTCGAGCAGATCAAATTCGAAATGTTTACGGTTGTAGTCCAAGCTTTTGGCGTGCAATTATGTATTCCTTCACAAGTTTAGAGCGCACAATATCGGCCTCTAAGAAATCAATATAATCAAAATCGGATAATCTGTCAATCACTTTTATGAACTCTTTTAAGCCATTACGCTCTTGTTCACGAGATAAGTCAGACTGACGGAAGTCTCCACAAAAAATCACTCGGCAGTTCTTACCGATACGTGTGATAACAGAATCAAGTTCATGGAACGTCATGTTATTGATCTCATCAACGATCACATAACAGTTGTTCAATGTAGTACCACGAACAAATGAGGTACTCATAAACTCAATGGCATTCTTTTGTTTTAGAATGTCGTAAGCATCTCCACGTTCAAAGAGCTCGCTGCAGATTGCATAGTACGGAGCTTCATAGACCTTCATCTTTTCTTTCTGAGATCCTGGTAGGAATCCCATATCACGAGTCGGAACAACAGAACGGATTACGTAGATCTTTTCTTGTTCGCTTGTTCCACCAATCAAATCTTTAATTGCCAGATACATTGAAAGAAAAGTCTTACCAGTACCAGCCATGCCATGAAGCATTAGATGTTTACCACTATGGAATGCATCAAACGTTTTCTTTTGGTTGTCTGTAAGTGGATGAACTCGTTTTAGATTAAAGTTTGGAGAGTTGAAACTCGGTTTGTTGTTCAGCAGATCTTGTTCTCCGTTTTGACGTAGAATTCTCTTTTGTCTTTTGGTAAGTCTTGCTTCAGTCACGAATCATCCTTATTTTTTGTTTTTAGCTTTATTAACGGCGTCGCGAATCTTAGTGGCTTTAATGCTCTTGTCTCCATGTTGCTGTCCGAGAGGAGAAGCCGGATTTGCTGTTCCAATCCTATTTAACAGATCTTTAAAGCCATCGTCGTTTTTATGAGTAACACCTGCAATTCCAGAAATGAAAGCAGGAGCACCAATGACTAGTTCTGCGTGTGGATTTTCTGCAAGGTATTCTTCTCGTGCAGACATAGAAAGGAACTCTTCCCAGGTTTCCCCGGTTTCTTTGTCCCTAAACTCATAGATTGGCATTAATAATCTTCTTCAATTAAATCAAACAAACCGCTTTTGGTTCGAGAACGAAGAGCTGAACGAATTCGTTTCTCTAAAAGCTTTTGGCCATGAGTTTCGTAGTGGTGGTCTTCATAAAGATCATCATCATGGCTATAGTACTTATTATTCCGCTTAATTGACTTGCTCATTGATTAACCCTGGAAATGCGAGGTTGACAACTTTGGTGGAGATAGTACGAGGTAGTTTCTTGTCTTTGACGGCAATCAATAGATTGGCATCACGCTTATCAATGGACTCAAGGAGACCAATGAAAAGCATTTCACGTTTCAATTGTGTAAGACCTGGTTGGTTTCCTTTGAGGTACATGTAGAGAGTACGAGCTTCTTGGTGAAGTCGACCTTCTACATCTAGGTATTCACATGGTTTAAATGGAGGAGCTCCTTCAGGAATTTCCCACTCGACACCTGGCACAAGAGCCAGTTCAAGAATATAACGAAGAGTTGATGAATCGTTGTCGCGAAGATACTGAGCACGATCTTCTATAACTTCGATCTTTGATGCTGTTTCTATAATTTGTGCAATTGTTTGTCTTGGCATATTAAAACTCATTGATACTTTCGAGGAGGTTTTTGAGACGCTTTTCAATGAAGTAATTGAATAGCTTGCTACGACCCTTGCCTGCCTGAGCTTCATACTCAACAAGCACTTGGTCACGTAGATTTTCTGGAATGAAGTTTAAATCAACAAGCTGCTGATTACGAAGGTAACCACGAAGCATGTTCTCATCGCAGAAGTCGCGAGGATCTTGGTTAAGCCATTCATCCAGTTTCTTTTGGCTAATTGGCTTTTGACGAGCGCCAACTACAAACGTGTTGTCAGCCGAAAGGAAGTTAGGAACACCATCACCAACGTCGCCACGAATGATATGCTCCTTCATGAAGCGATCAGGATCGTTAGTGGTACGCCACTTCTTCTGAACAGGATCGTATTGCTTGACATTCATGTAACGTTGCAGCTGAACAAAGTCCTTATCACCGGACATGATCAGAATCTTTTCAGAAGTGTTGCCGAACTTATCGACTAGAGTACCAATGACATCATCGGCCTCGGCACCATCAATTTGAATAACGCGATAAGGGAAGTATTCCTTGAGTTCCTCACGAACCTTGCCGAGTGTGTCAAAGATCTGAGTCCAGTTGAGCTCAGACTTCTCACGGTTCTTACGGCGATTGGCTTTGTAGTAAGGAAAGATTTGACGACGCCAGTTGTTACCAGCATCGCATGCAATAATCATCTCACCGTATTCGTTCTTAAACTTTTGGTTATATGAACGAATTGAATTGAGAATCATATGGCGAAGAAGATCTTCTTCAAGCTCGGTGTTTGTATGGTTACCAAGCTGAACCATCAGATTGGAAATCATCACCTGAGACAAATCAACAATAATCATAATATATTACTCTTCATCCTTGTTGGGAAATTTGTATGTGTATGCAACCGTATTATCTTCATTATAACTAAAATCAAAAATATTGTCAACCATAGAATGAAAAGGATGTTCAAGGCGATATTGTCTGCTAATCATCGCCTTGATGGATTCCATTACCATAGCAACATCTTTGATGTAATCGTCCGAGTTGATGTCAAGTCCATAAGACCCGAACATATGAATGAGATCTGGAATGACGTCATTCAGTACACCATCAACATGGTCTTTACGATTCTGCGTAACCTGATCTGCAATTTCTTCTACTGATTGCGGAGGAGATTCACGTTTGAATCCAGGAAAGAGAACGATGTTATCTGTCACTTAACTACCCTTAGCAGAATACATTCTTGATTGAGTCGACCATTAGGCTTGCTTTCCGCTGTCTTTATATTTGACATAAACGACCTCAGTCCAACCTTGCCTACCGACAAGAGACCCGTCAGGGATTCTTCTGGCTTTCGTAGAGTCTTCGACGTACTGGATTCGACATCCCATCCAGTAAGAGTCGTTCCCTTGACTTGAATACCCGCAGGTCCCACCGCTAGGTACTGAGTCAGTTTGCGATATTTGGTGTTGTACACCCATAGCTGTTGACATCCAATAATTTCTGCCGGATGTACCGACACAATCTTCAGTGAAGGTTCTTCCTTCTGGTACTTCAGGCTTTTGACCAGATCAACGGCCGACTTGACCTTCTTCTCTCTTGGCTTACGAACCTTTACTACCTTTTTATTATTTAGGTATCTTTCGATGTCAGCGAAGAAATTATTCCAAAAATTTAACCAAAACTTTTGACGCTTGCCAAATGCTTCCTTGACCTGTTCGTCGTTTGAACGAATCTCATCCCACTGTGGACGATAGTAGTCAGAAACAATGTTCAGGATTTGAGGATTAAGTTCCTTGGCCTGACAGAAGTTGTACATGGAGAAGTCTTTACCATCCATGACAAGATCAATTTCTTCTTCAAGATTCGTGATAATGATATTGGCCTTATCACGAACACGTGCTTGAATATCAACAACTGGCTTAGGTGCTTCTTCGACTTCGTCTACTACCTGCTTGCCAGCTTGAATTAGATCACGTACGTTGTTCTTAAAGTATTCCACATTCTTTTCTGGTAGTTCATTACCATTCGAAAGAATACGAGCAACACTACCAAGAGTCTTAGAGATCTTCCACTTAGGAAGCTTTCGAATGAAAGCAATATCACTCTTGGTATAGTTCTTTTTCATGTAGTCAAAGAACCATTCACGAGCATCATCATCGTTGCCCATGTAGTTGTACCAATTCAGAGCGTCTGTAAAGCTACCAACAACAATTGGTTCTGGTCCATAGTGCTTATCATCGATCGATTTGATCGTTGCACGTGACTTTTGCTTTGGTTTAGCTTTGGTCTTAATACTGATAGCCATAGTTTTCCTCTTTGATTATAGATTAAATCTACATCAATTTCAAAAAAATGTCAACCACTAATTTCTGTGCGCAAATATTTTGCAATCATATGCATGATCGCTTGGTGCACATCTTCAGCGGCTTCGTACTCTTGAATGTCAACATGGAGAGAAATGTCTGCAAGCTGAGCACACTTATTGTCGCGTGAAAATCCTGTCAAAGCAATAGTTTTTACTTTTAGCTTCTTTGCAGTCTCGATTGCCTTGACAACATTAGGAGAGTTACCACTCGATGAGATGGCCACAAGCACATCGCCTTCTTGACCAAGTGCTTCGAGTTGGAATGAATATACATCATCATAACTAATATCATTGGAGATGGCAGTCATTAGAGGAATGTTAGCAGCTAACGAGATCACTCGTGGTCTCATGCCACCCTTCTTGCATCCCTTGGTATAATCACATGCCCAATGCTGAGCAATTGCAGCAGAAGCACCATTACCAATCGTATAGATGTTATTACGATAATTTGAAATACTCGTTAACCGAATAAGTTCAGCGGCCTTTTTAAATTCGTCATGATCGATACTGGCAAACCCAATATTAATCAGGCCTAGATGATCGAATATGATATCAGTCTCTATAGACAACTCTTGCTCCTTCATGTGAAATACCTACGTCAAGGCAAGTATGATCTGAGAATTCTTGGCGAATCTTACTTTTGGCGTCTGTGAGTGCCAGCATATAACCACCACCGCCTGCACCAAGCAATTTAGCTCCAAGTGCGCCGGCTTGTTGGCATCGATCGTACATACTATCTATCTCTTCAGAAGAGATGCCTTCAGTTATTTGTTTCTTTAATATCCACGCCGAGTTCAACAAACCACCATATTCGTTGATATTCACCTGCTGAGTACCTTGCATCCTTGCCATGTCAGCAAGTTGGCGAATGACAAACGTCTTGGCTTCAAAGTTGATGTTATCCAAGATCTTTGCGGCATGGTGTTCTACATTAGTAGGAATCAAGATCATGTAGTTCTCAATTGCATTTGAGTCTAGACGTTTGACATCTACACGGCCATTGCCAAGTTCATTAGCATACTCAATGTAGTTCATACCGCCGAATGCAGATGCAAACTGGTCTTGCATACCAATCTTCCAGCCACAGAGATCGATCTCGATATGGCAAGCAGTCTTGGCAATAAGATACGGGTTAACATATTCAAACCCAAGATAGGCAGACAATGCCTTGACAAGAGCACAAGTAAAAGCAGACGATCCACCAAGACCGTTGCCGATCGTAGGGATGTCTGCGAATGAAGTGATCTCGATGTTGGATTTGATTCCAAAGAATTTCAAAGCATTCCGAACGATTTCATTCTGAATGTCTTCTACGTTGGTAACACATTCTAACTTTGAATAGGTTACTTTGATATGATCATGAGGAGTGTGCATGACTGCTACATAGACATACTTGTCGATAGCAGTCGAGATAGTGGCTCCACCCCACGTAGCAAAGTGGGTGGGGATATCACTACCCCCACCGAAGAACGATACTCTAAGAGGCGCTTTTGCCAAGATCACTGTGTTGTTCCTTCAATGATGCAATTAGACCCTTCCACTTAGGCATGATTGATTCCCAAGAGAAGCGAGTATCAGCATATGCTTTGATGAATGTGAGAAGGTTTGTCAAGTCGTTATTCTGTACATTTTCAATTGCGTACATCAGAGTATGAGCAAAGATGTTGGCATGGAGATTCATATCTTCATGATCGCCATCATACTGTACAGTCAAACCAGCAGAGGTATCAGTCAATGCAGAGAAGTTAGGATGAACTGCCAAACAACCAGCAGACATTGCTTCAATCAATGAACGGCAAGACGTCTCTGGCCAGATACATGGATACGCAAAGATGTGAGCCTTTTGATATGCTGCACGTACTGTTTCCTGATCTGCCCAACCGTGATAGTTGATTTGTGGATGGTCTCTCATTTTCTGGAAGAGTGGTTCATATTGAGCATCACGCCCTTCCCAGTTCTTACCATAGATACCAAACGAGCTAAAGACATCTAGTTCGATGTTTGGATACTTTTCTGCGAGAGCGCAAAAAACAGGAACCAGAATCTCCAATCCGCGATGAGGTGTGGATGTATAAATGAGGCGTATTTTGTCCTTTGGCTTCTCAACGAGTGGGATAGGTTCGACACCTGTTTCAATAACGCACGATTGATGGCTATATGGAATTCCAAGATAGTCGCGATATTGCTGATATTGCCAGTTAGAGCTGAAGACCAACTTGTGGAAGCGATCTCGAGAAGCTGGATCTTTGAGGTGTTCAGCTTCCGGATCGAGAGGTAGGTCGTGAAGATGATAGATTCTAATTCGCTCTGGATCAAGTTCGCGGACGCGAGCAGTGATAATTTGGACGCCATCGAGTTCATCACGTGTAAGTCGGTGGAAGAGATTCCGGGTGGTAAGTTCTGTTCCACCATTCGACTCCTTGTTCAGTTCATTCAATTCAATTAGGTCTTGGTTATTCATTAATATCTCCGACATTATGGTCTACAAGAAAGAAGAACTCTTTATCGTTAACAGCTTTATCGTCAATCCATACGTCGTAAGATGGTTTTCCTAGACGCACTTCATGGAACTTGCAGCCCCAGTCATTTAGTTGTTGTGTGGTGAGTTTTGTCCAGTCGATTCCCGAACCTGAACCACGAGCGGTCCAATACTTAATAGTATGACCTTGGTCGTATAGTTTATTTATTACTTCAATACGATGATCGATTGGAGTGGAAAGATCGTAGCGATGCTTTCCATCCACAAATGGAGTGACACAGATAGTCTGGTCAATATCTACCATGTAAATCATGGTACCCATTCTCTCTCCGAGAACCCGATGATCGAGTCATAGCGGAATGAACGCCATCCCTGTGCTTCAAGATCCCACACAGCCAGCACTTCTGGATTTGGAGTCTTCTTCTGTACAGCCTCTTCAAGGTCCGTCTGAGCTGGAAGTAGATCTGGGTTTAATGTACAAAGCATAGTACGCTCTGTACCATCTTTCTTTACAAAGACAACACGCAGAGTTGAAGCCTTCAATGTTGTTTTAAGATATTCATTCCGCCAGGAAGTGTTGCTCTGGTCGGTTGTAGTATTCAACGAGTCTGTCATAACCACCTACTTCTTCTCCATCAATAATAATAAAAGGAACTGTTCTCACGTTTGGAAAGATTTCCATAAACTCTTCACGAGTTAATTCTGCACCAATCTTCATCTCTTGATAGGTGACACCTTTTGCAGAAAATAGATTTTTAGCCTGCACACAAAACGGACAATTGTCTTTAGTGTAGATAATAACCTTATTCATCTGCATTCTTTCCTCTGTAAATGTTTGCTACATAACGAGGATCGCCCCATGCAGTATTTGCACGGACACGAATAAAGCGCATGTTTGAACTTGGTCCTGGAACGGTAACCCAAGGATTCTGACCTCTCTTCCAAGCCTTTAGCTTGTTCATTGCTTTTTCAAGAGGTGTCGTATCTCTACGCATTTCCTTTACACCAGCAACGATATTACGACGCTGGCCTTTTGATACAACTGTTTTACGAGTTCTCTTCTTACCCATTATATAACCTCACTTCTTGTTTTTACGAGCACCACGTGCTTTGCGCTTAGTTGAGCCGATTTTACGGCGACCCTTACGTGGTCTATTTTTTGCTGGATGTGGCATATCACTTCACCTTCTTATTATATAACATTCTTCTCAATTAATGTCAACTCATTTTCTCTATCAATATACTTATACTCTACTTTTGTTGGGTTCCAAGCTTCAATGGCTTGAAATACATCTTGAATATTCAGAGTACTACATGTATAGACGTCCAATTGAGCAAGTGCTGGTTCGCACTCGTCCCAAACATGAAGAGCAATATGACTAGTTTCAATGATGGTTACTGCAGTCAAGCCACGGTTACCAACCATATCTGAATAGACCGAATAAGGTCCCATCAGAATCTTCATATCAATAGCTTCCACAAGGTTTTTCATCCATGCTTCAATAGCAGTCGTGCACTGTGGAGGATTACTTAATTCTGCTCTTACAATTAAGTGCTTATGTTCTAGTACTTTGCCCACCTCATAAAGTCTCCTGTTCGGGGTTAAAAAGTAAAGCCTTCACATGGCTTGCTTGAATCTTACAACTTACCCAAGTATTATAGTAGTTTGGATCTAATATTGCATCGTAATCAAAGATGTATTTTGTTTCAAAGTAATTACATTCACCACGGGATTTACATAGACGCAAAATAGTTCTTTTGAAATTCTCTTTGCCGAGCTTTTCAATGTCCTCTTTTAGAGCAGAAGAAGACCCGTAATAGGAATCCCAATCGGACTCTACTCGGATCTTCTTACGTTTGCCTTTGACAGTCTTGTATCCAGCTTTTGTGAGATACTTGCGACCTATGTATTTCTTACCATTGGTCAAGTTTTCAATGAGATATACGAAGCCGTACCATTCATCGTCGTGAGTAAACTCTCTGTCTTCGTATAACCAACCCATAAATCTATTCCATAACAAGCGGAAAGATTTATTTATTCATCTTCTTCGTCATCAAAAAGATCTTCAATATCAAGTTCTTCAGAACAAAATGGACAATAAACTGGTTTTATAGTACTGTCCGTGATGATTTTGAATTCCTCATCGCATGAGGGGCAGGTTATCCAATCCATTAGAGGCTAAATCCTTTGAAAGTGTTTTCGTCAACATCTTTTTTGACACCACCAATTACATAACTAGTAATTTCTGTTTCTTGTGGAGCAACCTGAACTTCGGAGCCTGAGATCCACTTTTGAGTCCATGGCAAAGGATTCGCTCCAGGCTTACCATTGAGTCCAATAGCACCCATACGCTTTGCGGCAATATGGTCTACATACTGGCAAAGAAGTTCTTCATTCAGACCGATCATCGACCCGTTCTGAAATAGGTAATGTGCCCAGCTTTTTTCTTGTTCGACCACTCGGTAAAACATGCTGATGCACTCATCCCGTGTTTCTTCTTGTATGCGAGCAAAGTCTTCATCCTCTTTCGGTAGAATTTTGAGGAGCTGCTGAGTTGAGGCAAGATGAACGTTCTCGTCCCGCGCGATAAGCTTGATGATTTTGGCGTTGCCTTCCATTTTCTTAACTTCCGCAAAAGCCCAACTGCATGCAAACGAGACATAAAATCTTACTCCTTCTAAAGCATTCACGGCATTCAGACAGAGCCACAGTGCTTTCTTATGATCGTATTCATTATAAAATTCACCGGGATCATATGCCAGATTATTCCACTTAATCAAATCATCATAGTACTTACTAATGTCTTGTGCGCAATCAGCTATTTCCTGGATGTCCAGCATCTCATCGAAGACTCTGGAAGGATCAGAATAGACGTTACGAATGATATGAGTGTAGGAACGGGAGTGAATCGTCTCACTAAACGCCCAAGTTTGGATCCAGGTTTCCAACTCAGGAAGCGAACATATTGGAAGAAAAGCCAGAGATGGAGCTCTGCCCTGAACAGAATCAAGGAGGATCTGCCTCTTGAGATTGCTTGTGAAAATATGTTTCTCATTCTCTGTCAGTCCTTTAAAGTCTTTACTATCGCGTGACAGATCAACTTCCTCTGGTCTCCAAAAGAAACCGAGTTGCTTATCAGTTAGTTTTTCAAAAATAGAATAACGTTGCTTGTCATAGCGAGCAATATTTACTGGCTCGCCAAAGAAACAATTCTGTTGTGTCGCATCTTCAAACTTGATGCTAAATACTGTCATTCTACTCTCCAGGTACTGTCGTTGAGTTTCAAATCCTTAGGCCAATCGCCCTCGGTGTATGACTTATCATGGAATCGAAGTTCATTCGTTGGCATGATAGTAAGTCTACCATTGTCAAGTTGAATGAACATGAATTCTTTTGATTGAGACGGGTGTTGTGTATATCCATCGTTCATTGGAACGACTGTAAAAAGATAACGGCCAAAAAGGCCGCTTCTTCGAATCTCTGCTTGTTGGCTGTGCAGATAACTATATATCAACACAGAAAACTGATCGCCATAACAATCCCATATTTGTGTATCTTTAAGACGCCAAGTTTTTTCTGGATCTGGTGCAAATGCTAATGCATGAGGAGGAACACCTCTCCAAACTGCACCACATTCAAGCATTACATGACATCCCCATGAATGACCTGCTTTTGCATGTAGTGCAAACCAAATACAAGGCTCATACGTATTAGGCTTAGCATCTTTGCGAATAAATGAAGAATCTACCCAACAATAGATGTGGTGAGGAAGATTCCCTGAGCCTGTGTATAGCATTCTAACCCTTTTCTTCTAAAAACTGAATGTTATGGTAAGCTTCCACTCTATGAATAACTTGTCCATCATATTCAAGTTCTAGTTCAACGGCCGTACTTTTAGGACGACGATTCAAAGAAATCAGTCTATACTTCTTTCCGGCGTCATCCCATTTGTCGTTATCAATCATAATATAATCCATTTTCACTCTCCTGTCAACGGCCTTGGCCACGGTATGCTTTAAAATTTCTCTTCTTGTGCTTATTCATGGACGACAGCTTTGGTCGACGTATATCTTGCGATGTACCTGTTACGATCTTTACGTGTTGTACAGCTGATGCTGATGGCGATTTTCTTGCCATTGAATACTCCTGTTAGATTTTACAAGAGTCACAATCCTCATCATCTACTTGCCCTTGTGCTAGTGGTTTTGGTTCTTCAATTTCACCAGCACCATCAAAGGTGTTGAAATAGTACAGAGTCTTACCGCCGTACTTATAATGCATCAAAAGATGTTTAATCATTTCAGACATCGGAATCTTTTCATCCTCATAATGACGAGGATTGTAAGAAGTATTTACCGAGATTGCCTGATCGATAAACTTTTGTAGGACAGCCATAATCTTGAGATAACCCTCAGGAGATTTTTGATCCCATAGTAATTCGTATTTATTCTTCAGCTTTTGAATACCAGGAACAACTTGCTTCAGCACGCCGTCCTTCGATTGCTTGATCGAAACCAGAGCACGTGGTGGTTCAATACCATTGGTCGAGTTAGAGATCTGAGCAGAAGTTTCTGCCGGCATCAGAGCCATGAGAGTCGAGTTACGAATGCCAGTTGATAGCGCTCTACTCGCAAGAATGCTCCATGGCATCTTATAGTTAGGAGCAACCAACTCATCGACATCTTTCTTGTACGTATCGATTGGCATATACCCGTGCCCGTATTTGGTTTCATGATCGAGTGGGCATGCTCCTACTTCTTCAGCCAAGTCGACCGAGGCTTTAATAAGATAGTAGCTCCATGCTTCAGCATACTCATGCACCAGATCAAGGTCTGGATTAGAATAATTGGTGTCATTACGAGCCAGCCAATAAGCAAAGTTGATGATACCAATGCCCAGAGGCCGACGATTCCGAGTACCAATAGCAGCGGCACGAACAGGATAGTCCTGATAATCCAATAGGGCATCCAAAGCGCGTACTGCAATGGTGCATGGCTTTTCGAAATCAGACGGCTTTTTAATTCTTCCCCAATTGATTGCTGCAAGCGTGCAAAGGCTAATTTCGCCTGACTCATCATGAATATCCTTCAACGGTGTAGTTGGTAGTGTAATCTCGCAGCATAGATTGCTCATCTTGATTGGAGCTGCTTCAGTAAACGAACCATGCTCATTGGCATGGTCTACGTTCATCAGATAGATTCGACCTGTGTCTTTTCTTTCGGTAACGAAGGCTGAGAAGAGATCAATCGCAGGGATGGTCTTTTTTCTGAGCTTGGTGTTTCTTTCTGCTCTTTCATAGAGTTCTCTAAACGTATCAACGCTCGTGTAAAACGCTTCATAGAGATCCGGTACATCACCAGGTGAGAAGAGGGTGATATTACCTCCAGATAGAAGTCTTTCATACATTACCTTATTAAACTGGACACCATAGTCCAAATGACGAATACGATTATCTTCAGTGCCCTTGTTATTCTTTAGGACAAGTAGATCCTCCACTTCGTAATGCCAAAGGGGGTAATAGAGTGTCGCCGCTCCACCACGGACACCACCTTGGCTACAAGATTTAACAGCAGATTGAAAATGCTTCCAGAAAGGAATAACACCAGTGTGAGAAGCATCACCATTGCGTATAGGAGATCCAACAGCCCTAATACGACCGCCGCCGATACCAATTCCAGCTTTCTGGCTAACGTACTTGACGATTGCTGAGGAGGTTGCATTTATTGAGTCCAGCGAGTCGTCAGTTTCGATAAGTACGCACGAACTAAACTGACGCTGTGGGGAACGAACGCCTGCCATAATAGGAGTAGGCAAACTAATATCAAAAGTACTGATTGCATCATAGAGTTCCTTTACCCATTTGAGACGGTCTTTTTTGTAGTTTTGGAAAAGAGTCATGGCAATCAACATGAAAGCCATTTGAGGAGTTTCGTAAAACTTATTGGTTACACGATTACGAATAAGATACTTGCCACGGAACTGTTCCATGGCAGCATATGTTAGCAGATTATCACGGTCATGATCGATGTAATTACAAAGTTCATCAAACTCGGCTGCGCTGTATGATTCACCTAGCTCAGTATCATAATATCCATCGTTGCGAACATTACAATAATGTTCAAGAAGTTTATACGGATCATACTTACCATAGACTTCTTTACGAAGCTGGTAGTTGATTAGTCGACCTGCAACATACTGATAGTTGGGGTGATCTTCATCAATCAGATCAGCTGCTGCTTTGATGAGAGTTTCCTGGATATCTCCAGTTTTAATACCGTTGTAGAACTGAATGTGTGTTTTAATTTCTAGATCAGATACGGAAACGCCGGATAGACCTTCACATGCGTGCATAGCAACTTTGTGGAACTTATTAATATCGAGAGGTTCGCGCGTTCCATCACGCTTCGTTACTTGAATCATCCGCTTTCCCTAATGCCATAGTACCGTCTTCATAAATTCGCCATTCAAGGACTGTGTCTTCGTCCCATCCCATGGCTTCTATCGTTTCCGGTGGTAAATCTATATATAACTCGCCGTCTTCTGTTTGCTTAACAATTGTTCGCGTCATGGCAACATCTCTATTCGATAAGGCGCTGCGTCTTTCCACCACGGATCTTCTGTAAGATCTTCTACGACCTCGAGAGCTTCTTCTTCAGACTCAACATCTGCAACGACGATATCATTTTTATTATATACTAACCAATTGATCATGGAAGTTTCCTTTCAAATTCTGCTTGTGCTGCCATACTATCCATAGCAGCCTTCACATCTGGAAAGTGGTGACAAATAATATCCCAGCACTGTTCAGCAACGATGCGGTGTTCTTTTTGAGTTGCCTTGTCCATACGAAGTTCGCAGTAATGAACCCATGAACGAAGCGAACCTGACATAATCATTACAGATTCTGTATTGCCCTCAGGAAGAACAGCACGTGCCTGTTCCTTAGCGATCCCATTATCAATAGCCCACTCATAAGCATCTAAAGCAGCATCAGTTGCAGCTACTTGTCTCATTGCCCACTCTTCTTGCAGGCGAGAGTCTTCAACGTCTACTGAGTTCTGCCGGTTCTTGGCATCCTGCAAGCGTGCTTCCCGTACAACAAATCCCAGATCCTGGGTTGGATCGGCGTAACGCTGACTGTACTCTTGGAATCTGAAAGAACTATGCCGCAAAATCTGGCGGGCAATATCTCTTGTTGTTCTGATTTCC